AGCAGTGGTATCAACGCAGAGTACTCCTTCGGTGTCGCCAGGGTGGGCGTCTCAATCAGCGTCTTGCGCGGGATCCGCACGACTTCCATGAGGCTCTTATCCAGCATCTCGACGTTGACCACCCTCTTCTTGGCGAGTTGCTTGTCCGCCTCCGCCGTGATGTTCCCCATCCTCTCGGTGATGAGTTCATGGATGGGCTTGCGGCGATAGAGTCCAACTCCTGCTTTCGAGGCGTAACCGGCTTCAACGGCTGCTTTCTCCACATCCCGGTATGAGCAGTAAGCGTCAACAAACTTGTATTCCTTAGCCGTGAGCGGCGGATTGTTTACTATGATCTCGCCCATCAGATAACTCCCTTATCCTGTGCCGCCTCCGGCTGCTGGCTTGCCTCACCCATGGCCTTGTCGAACGCCTTGTAGAGTTTGTCCTGCTGTTCCTCGTCGGTCACTTTCTCGATGTCCCGCTCATGCCGATCAAGAATCGGCTCCATCTCCTCCCGCTCGTCCGCGGACGCCTTCTCCCACACGTTCAGCATTTGCTCAATTGTAAGGTTTTTGACGGCGCGGACAATAGGAGGCTCATCGGACTCCCGCTCAGCCCTGCGCACGTCCTTGTCTGTGACCTTGCCCTCGTCCACGTACTTGTCAATCTGGGTTTGGTCTATGTCGCCGGTGCGGTACATCTCGGAGATGGCGTCGAGGGCTTGGTAGTGTGCGGTCTGCTCTGCCGTCTTGGTGCCGGGGGGTCGATTGGCCTGGTTGTACTCGCGGGCGGCATTGATGGCGGGACTGTTTTGAATGAATGCTGGCGCTGGCTGGAATCCGAGTTGACCGAGAGCGACGTCGCCGGGGTGCTTCTTTGCTTCGGCCAGCATCTCTTGGAGCGATGGTCCTGAGCCCCGCTGCTGGAGAAGTTTCTCTGCGCCAGACACCGAGAACGGAATAGCTTGAGCCGCTGCCCAGCGGGAGAACTCGGCCAGTTGCTTCATAACTGGATCATCTTTGTGGCGAATCTCTGTTCCGTAGAAGTCTCGATTCTCGATAGCCTCGGCGGTCGCACCCCAGATTGGAGCCATCTTGTTGAGCACGGTCTTGCCTGGGGCGTTGGCGAAGGAGAATACATCCTTCATATACCCAGGGATTGAGTGCCGCTCGCCGTTGGTTGTCTTCGGGTAGAAGTAGTCCTTCCATGTCTCCGGCTTCTTTCCAGTCCAGAGATAGTTCAGGACGCCGCCAAAGAGAGCGCTGACCAGAGGCAGAGCGATGCCGAATGCGAGGCGTGGAGTTACGCGCGGTATCTGTCCTGTGCCCGCACGTCCTGCGGCCTTGCCAACATCGGCCACCGCGCCACCTAGTTCCCGGTAGCTGCCAAAGTTCCACCCTACTGAGCGAGTCGAGAGGTTGAGAGCGTCTCTGACTCCCTTGTGCCAGAAGAGATTGTCATAGACCACCTGGCCAAAGCGGTTGTCGATCGAGTCCCACGCCTCCTGCATCCGCGAGCGCGTGAGGGTCTCAGTCCAGCCCTGCTTTTGTGCGCTGTCTAGGATGTCGTGAGCCATGGCGTAGAATGCGCCGAGCTTCATGCGCGGCACATAGTAATCCATCACGGGGGCTACTGCCGCGTGAAGGATAGCGCCGGGGAGTGGCGTCAGACCATCAATGATCGCCCCGTTGCGAAGGCCGTTGATTACCTTGTCGAGTGGCTTGAGTTCGATGGTGTTTTGCCGGATACGCCCGCCAGCGTTGGCCAGTGCGTTGGCTTCCTCGGTCATCTTCGCGTAACTCCCGGGGGTCAGATACTCATGCATCAGACGTGAGCCATTGACCATCGTGTGTATCAGGGATGGAATGACGGATGCACCTTTGGCGAGCGAGACTCCGGCGCGGAATGGCTTGCCCTCTGCGATCTGCTGGATGCCGAGAGCTACATCCGAGGTCGCGGCATTGATGCTTGTGGTAGATGCGTGGAATGCAGAGATGCCAAGCTGGAGAGCGTTGAGGTTCTGATTCATCCAGTTCAGCGTGTCGTAGATGCCTGAGCGTCCAGAAATACCCTTTGAAACAAAGTTGTTGAATATCTTGGCGGCTTCGGCGGGGGCGTAGTAGTGCGCGCGGATATAAAGATGCCCCTCGTCGTCGTAGTTCTGGACGGTGCCGATTCTGTCGTCGAGTTGCATCCAGCCATCGGGAGCCTTCTGCCCGATGCGAACCATCTTCGCCGTTCCCGACTCCTTCATCATCTCAAGCGTCTGGTGCCCCATCAGGAACTGACTCATCTCCGCGTACTTAGTCAGGAACGAATCGACGGGATTCCAACTCATCGGCTTAAACCCGAGGTCGATACCGTCCTGCATGGTGGGGATGGTGCGTTGCTTGAGAAAGGAGCCCTTCCCCGCGAATGGCTTCTTGCCTGTCAGCAGAGCTTTGATGGTGGCCGATACCTGTGACGGACGCTCCCAAATGTGAGGGAAGTAATTCTCGATGTAGTCCTGGAGAACGTTCGGCTTGAGTTCCTGCAACTGCTCGCGCATGGAATCAAACGCGCCTTTGAAGAGATTGGCTAGGGCCTGATCCTTAGGTGAAAGTGATTTTGTGTCGCCATCCTCGACGGCATTCCAAAACTTCATCGAATCGTCGCGGCTGCGGGTGCGCCAGTCTTTCGATGCGCCCTTGAGTTTATGGATGGCGATGGCCACTTTGCGGTCCATCTCGCCGCGCGTCTGGCGCATCATGGCGCGTTGGGTGTCGCCGTGGCCGGGAGCGTCAGAGAGCCAGTCGGCCATGCGCTCGGCTATGTCGGGAAATAGACGGTTGAATAGTTGGGGATCGGTGAAGCCGGTGTAGAAGGTGCTCGCTAGACTTGTGCGGTCGCTGGTTCCGGCTTCGGTTCGCTTGGCGAGTTGGGTGAGTGGTTCAGTTTTTGTGCTGCCGCCTTCATTGCCTTCCTGAATGGATCGTCCTTTGGGTTCGCGTAGATCATGTGCTCCGGTACTATCTTTTGGTTGTCCATATTGCTCCTTTGCTGATTCAATTGCCTTTCTCGCTTCGTCGCTCACCGCTGGAATTTTATTCAGAGAATCGGGCGAGTGCTTGGCTACTGCATCAAAGTAAGCCTTGAGAACCTCCGCGCGTTGGGCCTCGGTGAATCCGTCTTCCACCATCGTCCCCGTGACAGCCTTAGCCGCTATCTCTGAGGCAATCACGGCGCGGTCATTGGTGTATTTTACATCCGGAAGAGTCTCTTGTAACGCTTTAGCCGCTGGAGTGTTGAGCACAGCGTCTTGCACTGCCTTAATGGCGTGGACCCGTGTGGCAAGTTGCCATCCATGCAACTGCTCTTCCATCTCTGTGTCGGGGCGCGGTTCGCCTGCGTACAGGATGAGGCCCTGGCCAGCGCGAGCAATCTTGCCAATTTCCTTCGCTATCCCGTTTAGGTTTCTAAGTCCTTGGATGCTTCCAGAAGTAAATCCTTTTGCGCTCATACCAACCCCGAGAAGCGGCACATAGTTACCAGTGAGAATGATTCCATCCCACGGGGCGGGGCCTATACCGAGGTCGTTTTTGATGATCGAGTATGCCTCGGCGTTCAGGACCATCGATGGCGTTGGCGTATCCGAGTTTGTTGGTCGTGCCGTTGCCGTCGCTCTGGTTGCATTAGTCGCTAAGGTTTGGTTGGCGGCCCGACTGCGCTCCTCTGCGCTAAGAGTGGTAAGCCTACTCCCTGGGTCGGACTTCTTTTGCTTGGCTTCGGCTGCGGACTTCTCCATGTTTGCAAGGTTCTCTTTCGCCGCATCAAGTTTCTCTTGAAGGAACTGCTTGTCTTTGGGTTCGGCGCGCTCCAAGTCCTGCTCGGTCTCTTCAATCTCTGCCTTGTACTGCCGCATCAGATTTGCGGTATCGAGTTCCTTTGGCGCGCGCGGCACAGATCGCGGCGTCGTTCCTGGGATGGTCGATGAGGGTTTCGAGAATGCCGCCGGGGCAGAGCGAAGTATCTTGTCGATGGCCGCTGGTTGGTTGAGAACAAGGAATTTACCATCACCGGGAACCTCGATGCGGATAAACTCGTCTGGGAATTTCTCTGGCCGCTGTTCTGGCTTCTTGAGATACTCGTTCTTTTTGACGACAGCCTTCCAGTCGAGTACACCATTGACGCCGGGGACCGTCTCGTATTTTTCAAGCCACGCATCGCGTACAGGTTCAAGCGCCTTCATGAAATACTCGCCCTGATACTTCCACTTGTTCTGATCGGGATCGGTAACGAGCTTTTCTTCGGGCTCGGTGAGGGGCAACGCTTCACGGTGGGCGGTAGCCTCAACCTCATCATCATGCTGTTTGATTTCGCGCCGCAACTTTTCGGCTGTGTTGACTAAATTGTCCGCGCCACCCCATGAGTGAACTTCTTTCTTGATCTCGTCGAGTTCTTTTCGTGCGGCGCTGAGTTCCTTCTTTTCAGATAATCCCATCAGAGCTTCGGCATTCCGAGTTGCCGTCTTCGTGGCTATCAACTTGCGAATCTCTTCCTGCCTGGAATTGTTCTTTTCGATGCGGCTCTCGATCTCGGCCAACTGTGCGACTCTCTGCTCATGCACCGACGGTCCATCCGTGCCTGGTGCGACTGCCTTAGCCTCGGCCTTCACTACCGCTGGAGCTATAGGCTTCATCCCCGCGCGCTCGCGCGCCGCCGCCGAGAATGTAGGCTTGGTGGGCGCAGGTTTCGCCTCCATCACCTTTGCATCATCTGGCGTCATGGCGGTTGCGCCGGAGCCGCGCATGGTCTGACTGAGAACCTTGGCTTTATCGAAGAGGTCTTTGTCTTTCTTAAGAGTCTCAACGTCCTTGGTCCAATCTGCTAGCGTCTGCAACCGGATAGCGCCAATCTTCGCATTTTCGAGGTTGCTGAAATTATTGCTGGCAACTAAGCCACTGGCCACGTGGGACACGTCGTAGGTTCCCTTGTTGACGATGGACCTATGCGCAACCAGGCCTCCTAGTCCCTCACCTTTGATTGGCGTGCCCGCTCCCTTCGGACCCTGCGGAGTGAATGTCGTAGGTTTGAACTGCGCAGCCTTGAGTTTGTCCCGCATCTCTGCGGTGAATCGCGTCTGGAGTTCGGTAGTACGGGCAAGCTCTTTGTCGGCGGTCTCGCGCTTGGCTAATTCATCCGCCTTGGTTGCCGCCTCGCGCTCAGACTTATCTTTGGCTCTTGCCTCGAACTCATCCTTGGCTGCTTTGTTGAATGAGGTCCAACGATCCTCTTTCTCGATGCCAGAACGGTCGAGCACACTCTCCCATCCCGCCTTGGCAAGATCGTGAATCTTGCCGATCTTCAACCGTCCATTGTCCCACGTCATCTGATAGCGCCCATCGCGGATGATTAGCTGGTCGCCCTCAATGATGGCTGGCTTGTCTTTCTCCTGGTATGTGCGGAGGGTTCGCTCGATGTCCTCGCGCTGGCCGCCGCGTTCCGGCTGTGCAGAGCCGATGGTGATGTCTGAGGGTTCAGTTTTCTTGCCGCCGCCTTCATCGCCCTTCCGAACGGGTCGTCCTCCGGGTTCGTGTACTGGATGAACATCGCTCCCTGCATTTTCTTTCTCCTTCCCTTCAACCGACTGCGCGTAGTCGTGCTCCGTCTTGGAAACGACCCACTCCGTTCCGTCTGCACCGTGGATGCGATAGGACGGAACCTTGATGCCAGCCTTTTGCTGTGCGCGGAGTTCGTTGTACTTAATCGTGGTCGGATGGCTCTGGTTCCCGGTTGGCACTCCGGCCCGGCGCATCGCTCCCAGTTCGCGGTCCAACTTTCTCTCTGCTGCATCGTCCTGGACCTGCTTGATGGACGTGGTTCCCCCGCCCGCCATCCGTTCGTCGATGATCTGGCGACGGGTGAGAACTTGGCCGGATTCGCGCCTAACCTGGGTATCGAGGTACTTGTCGGCCTTCGCTTGCTGGGCGCGCTTGAACCGCTCAGTGAGAGATTCTGGCTTCTTCGGTGTGGACGCTACTGTCGGAGATTCATTGGACTTAGGTTCTCCGCCGCCGATTTGGTCTGTACGCGCCGGGCGCTCTGCAATCTTCGCCCGGGCCGTCTTCGAGAACTGCGGCCCCTTTTCCGCAATCTCAACAGGCTTTTCAACAGGGGCTACTTCTTCCTTGCGATTCTCTGCCCCGCCCGGCTTTTCGACGGCGCTTTCTCGGGGAGCTTCAGCCCCTTGCTGCTGTCCTGCCACTCCTTCGCGCCCGCCGCCCCCAGGGCTTTCTTTGCGCTCGGGGTGTACAGCCATCTCCGCTGGCTTTCCGACTTCGCTGGCATTGGCTTTTTCCTCCTTGGGAATGTTTGCAGTTGCACCGGCAGGCTGCTCTGGGCTGTTCCGCTGTTCATGTCCCGGCTCCTTCGCCAGAGTCCCGTCGAGATCCACGTAGAGAGCTTTCCCCGCTGGAACCTCCGGCATTTGAAACGGCTTATCTTGATTTGTCGATACGTTGACCTCGTTATCGAGCAGTGCGCCGAAGTCATGACCCTTGACGTTGGTTACGGGGATGTCGCCAAGCCCGTTCTTCTGGACCCACACGGTAACCTCGGGGTCGCCAGCGCGCGCAGTGAATATCTTGACGGGGATTCCCTTGGCCGCGAGAGCCTTGATCTGCTCTACGCGCGTGGTCAGCGCTGGGCCTGGGGGCGTCTGTGGGACGTTGGCGGTTGCATCGGCGGGCGTGATGTCCTTGCCGTTGGCTAGAACCGAACCCTTGAGCGTGTTGACCATCCACCGGCCGCCGTTGGGTTCGTTGGGGTTTCCGCCCTTGATGGTGCCTGCGGTGCCGTCCTTGAGGGTGACAGGCGTTCCCTTGGTGAGTGGCTTGGCTGGCGCAGGGTTGCCGAGTTGCGTTTGATCCTTGGACTCTGACAGCGCGGCGCGGCCTTGGTTCTCCGGTTGCTTGGCGTCCTGAGCCTTGGCTTTATCCATGGCGGCCTTGATCTGCGCGCCGAGGTCGTCAACCTCCTTCTGAGCGGCCTTGTGCTGCCAGGTTCCGGGCTTTGCCGCGTCAAGGTCTGCCTGCGCCTCTTTCTGCTGGGCGTAGAGGTCGTCCGTCTCCTTCATAGCCTTGGCGACCGCCGGGCCGGGGATCACCTGTAACTCTGAAACCTGATTGGGTTCACCGGGCTTGCCGGTCTGCACGCCATATTGAGGGATATTCAGACCGTTGTTATCGATCTTGTCCTTCTGGACCACCGGCAACTGAGACTCGATGGCCTGCTGGACAGCGGGCACAGCGTCGGGGTTCGGAGCGACCACGCGCACACCGAGATTGTCGATGTTGGTCTCGGGGGGCTTGCCGCGGTCGTCCTTGTTCTCCATCGAGTCTGTGGACTTCACGCGCGGGCCGACGACTTCGGCGCCGGGAACGGCGGCGGCCACCTGATGCGCGGCCTGCTCCAATACGGGTTTCTGATCTTGCGCCGACTGGCGGAGTTCGGCGGGTTCGCCGCTGGCCTGTACCGCTGGACGCTGGCCCGCTTCTGGAGCGGCTGGGGCGTTTGGCGCTACGGAGGGGGGAATGGTCACCGGGGGTGCCTGCGGCGCGGCCTGGGGCGATTCTGGGGCAGGTTGGATATTGGATGGCGGGGCAACCATCACGGCGGCGCTGTTTGGCTGCGGCGGGAGCGGCGGAGTTGGCACTGGCGGCGGAACGATCTTTGGGATGATCGGCTTGGCTTTGCCTGCTGTCTCCCGTGGAGCTGGAAGGCCGGGACGATTAATTAGAGCATTGCCCTCGGCATCGACCACGACGCCTTTGTCTGCGGGGATCTCTGCGGGAGGCATGAATTGTGTTGGCGGCGTGGTGCGCTCGACGGCGGTGCTGGGATTGACGGGGGGCGGTGAGTTCTGCGGATTCGGCGGAGCCTCGCCCGCAGTGGTCGCCGGGAGTTGCGGCGCGGCTGCTTTTGGTAGCGGCAGTGTCGGCGTGTCGTCCGGAAACTCTACCGGAGGCTTCGCTCCAGCTCCGAGTTGCAGCGGCTCGTTCGGAAACTCCACCGGAGGCGTGGAAGGCTCGCTGACAGATGGGCGGCCTGTGTCTACCGGGAAAGCGTCATGCAATGCACCGAATCCCGTCAGGACGGTCACAAGCGCGCCGAGTCCCGTCTCTACCGCAAACTTCGCCGCCTCGGGATTGTCGCCGTTCTTGTGGGCCTCATACGCGGCTTCGGCGCTGTCGTATGTTCCCTTAGCCGCCTGTGTCGAGTAGAGTGCCATCAGCGGCTTCGCTTCGGGCAGCGCCGCCAACTGAGCTAATCCAGAGTAGCTCGTCATCGGCTGAATGAATTGGTTGGCCCCCTGAAGTCCCTTGACGACATAGGGGTTATCGCCAGACTTCAGGGCGGCAGCAACTCGTGGATGCTGTGCCGAGAATTGAGCCTGAGTCTGCGCCGTTCTCGCTTGAGCCTCTGGCGTCTCCGCCATGTTTGTCGGCGCGGTTAAGGCGTCCGGCAACTGCGGCAGGGATTCTCTGTTCTGCTGGTAGGTTGGTGACGATTCAGATTCGGTAGGCTGGAGATGCAGCGCCTGAGCCACTCCCGGCATCTCGGTATTGATCGATCTGCCGATAACACTATTTGCGATTGATTCCCGCGCGCGCTGAGACCATGTGAGCGGGGGCGCGGCGGAGACCGTATCCTGCGGGCGCATGGGAGTTGGATGCGTGGAGATGGATGATGGCTGCGAGGTCGGAGCTGCTTTAGGCAATGGCATTGCCGTGCTGTCGTCGAACGTAACTCCAGCGCTTTGGATTGGAGTTGCTGTCGTCTCGTCAAACTGGACCGCGCTGGTTGACATCTATTTCACCTGGCCGAGGTCTTTCTTTTGGCCGTCCCGGTAATGCCACTGACCATCGGAGCCGAACGCCATATCAGCCGCGCCCTGCGGCGGTGGTGCTGTCGGTGTCGGCGGGGCTGGCTTATTAGTCTGCGGCGTAGCAGTCGTCTTCCCAGCAGCAGCGGCCCTACGCGCAGCATCTCCGCTTGGCTTCCCTCCGCCAGCATCAGCCGCATTGAACCGGACACCGAGCTTCGCCATCTTCTTCTGGCCCAACTGCTGGTCGAGTTTTGTAGAGATGTCGTTCTTTTTGTCGGTGTACTCGTTTGGATTCAGCACATCGTTTGGATTGTTGGGGTTCACATACTCGTTGCGGCGCGGGTCGTAAGTGTATTTGTCCTGGAGAGTCTTGACCTCCTCCGTCGCCGCATCGATCATCGATTGCCGGAATTGGCTCTTGTCGCCGCCGTCAGCCGCCGCCTTATACTCAAACTTCTTGAGCTCAGTGGCCGCCATGGTCTTAGCCGCCCCATTGAGGGCTGCCTTGCGCGCTGGATCCTTCTCAAGCGCCGCAGCCGCAACAGTCGCCTCATAGCTGGTTGGCGTCTTCCCCTGGCCCTGGAAGTCGGCAACCTGCTGTTTAATGTCGGCAAGCTGGCCGGCAACTCGCGCCGTCTCCTGGCGCGCGCCCGCAATGTCCTCACGAGATTTAGCCGTCTCACCAGCCGCGTAGTTCTTGCCGATGTCGTTGATGGACGTGATGATGTCCTTGGCGCGCCCGGTATCTTCAGAGAATGTCTTCTCTGCTGTTGTCGCCTGCTGGTCAAGCGAGCCCTGCTGTGCGGCCTGCCGCTGGGCTGCGATCGAGAACTGGCGTGTGGGCGCGCTGTAGGGCGTAGCACCGACCGATGCTGGGTCGAGTGCCCCCTTCAGGGCTCCAAAGATGCCATGCTCGGACAATCCCTCAAGGCCTCCAACGATTCCGCGCACGATCCGGCGTCCGGCCGTGGGGGCATACTCGGGGTGATTCGGGTCAAATTCCTGTGGAGGCAGTGTCCGCTTCGCCTGAATAGGCGCTAGTGTTTGAGCCAGCGTAGGCTGGGCCTGGAGCTTTGAGGCAAAGTTTTCCGCCATCATTCCAGCCCGCTGGATGCCCTGCTGGTTCGGATCAGTGGCCGTTCCTGTCGGCGTAATCGTCGCCGGCACCGCTGGCGCACCGCTGTTATCTGTTGGCGGAGCGGTCTGGCTGCTTGCTGGTGCCTGCGACTGTGCAAGCTGTTGGCCAAGGCTGGAAGTAGCCGGCTGCGCGCCCGTGGGTGCCTGCTGGATGGACGATGTACCGGCAGTCTGGGGAGGCTTTGACTCCGGCGCTACCGTGGGCTGTGCCGTACCGGTCGCCTGGGCCATGGCGCTCATGTCGCCGGCGCTGGGCACAGTCCCGGCATTCTGACCAACTCCTGCGGGAGTGAATGGGACGCCCGCCCGCTTTGCCGCGAGATACCCTTGCGGGTCCCCGGAGGCAAGCATCTCGTCAGGGTCAATGCCCATGGCCGCAATGGGCGATGCGGACGGAATTATAGACTGCAGATCATCGATGTCTGGTCCCATGCTCTTAGCTCCCTGCTCCTACAAGTCTTTCGCCAATCTGGCCCCACCGCTCCATACTCACGAGGCGTTCAGCATCACCTACCCCCAACGACCATAGGCCCTCGGCCATGTATGTATGTGACCCATCCGTGATTACGTTGTACACGGTATCCTCGCCGTCCTGGTCGATGTGCACCACCGTAGCCGCGCCGGAACTCGTCGAGATGGTCTTGAATAGAGACCTCGACGCCACGGTAAAGCCGCCCTTGGGCAGCGCAAACGCATGGACAGGAGAGCACCGGATGACATATCCGCCGCTGACCTCGACGCGAATAACTCTGCTCTTTGCGGTCTGAATCTCCTCGATGACCTGAGATTCCCCATCGATGCCCTCGATCTCGTCTCCGACAACAAGACTCTCCACCGCCCGGTGATTTCCGTCCGCCATCAAGTAGAGCGTTCCCTTGGCTGGGCAGAATGCCGTGATAGCCTGGCCGCCGCCAGTAATGAGTCCTTGACCCAACTCGTCGAGGAAGCTGGGTGTCTGCGCGGCCTGCTCGCCAACGCTGGCTTGTCCCTGCGCCTCATTTGCTTCCTGAGACCCAAGCGAATTCTGTTCGGCAACGATCTGATTTCCGCCACTGAGCACGTCCTGGCCGTACTGGGCACCAGATGCGAGTCTGCTTTGAGTGGCTCCAGCCTCTTGCGTCCCCATGGTCCGCTGGGCCTGCGCGGCCTCAGCCTCGCCCGCAGCTACGCCGGCGCTGGCATTCTGGCCCGTGCGCTGCGCCTGCTGCTGGGTCTTCGCCGCCGCTCCCGCGGCTGTCGCATCAGCGGTCCCTGAAAGTTGCTGATTCTCAACCGTCTGCGCCTGGCCACCCTGCACGTAGGGATTGTTAGCCGCAAACTTGGCGAGCTGCGACTGCTGCGTCCCGATGTCGGCTTGCTCGGCTGCCTGCGATGCGTTTGCCGCCGCCGTCTCGGTTGCAGTGTTAGCCGTCTCGGTCGATTCAATCTGTCCCTGCTGGGCTCGTGACATTGGTTTAACCCTCCAAATCCCTATAGAAGTGTGCCAGACGGTCATCGTTCTGGATGAATCCCGCCTTGTCGAGCGGCTTGCCAATCTGATCTCTTAGCCCAATCGGTACATCGCAGTGGATCCCGCGATAACCGAGCCACGAGAGCACGCCGACTAAACCATCTATATCCCGCCGCGCGAATGCCGTAGCCCTCGGGTCACAGCCCGCAAACATCAACTCAGCCCGGCGCTCTACCCAAATGGCCTGCACCGGGTCCTCGGACCCTTCCGTGACTCCCACCAGCGCAACCGGGACCTGCTGCGTAAGACAGCCGTTCCTGTCGAAGAACACGGGCAGCGGGTAATTCGTCCCATCCCGCTCGTTCTGTTCTTTATGAAACTGCCGGATGAGGCAGAGATTCTCCGGCTTGGCTGGTCTCAGTATGATCCTGTTCACTTGATCTGCCTCAAAGCACGGAGCATTTTGTATGGACCATGGAAAGATACCTTGTATCCATCGGGAACCAGTGTCGCCAGTGGTCCAAGTTTAATAGGAACCCCGGAAGCTTGAGCGTGAGCCATAACCTTTACGTGGTTTGCCTCGAGTATCTTAATCTCTGCTTCGATGGCAGCCGCTAGGTCAAGCCCCCCAGCATCGTTCTTGTAGAACGCCCTGCCACACTCTCGGCATACTGGCACATGCAGGAGGAGTTGGATGTTGTGCTCGCCGCCCGTGACCTGGTTGAATAGGTGGACGTTGTGGACGTGAGTTCTGCCGTCGATGTGATTGTGCTCCGGACCCTGCCGAAGCGCCCAATTACCCTGTGGTTCCGTCATTGACCACCAACCTTCCACCATTTCCACCAATGTTTTGCCCGCCGCCTACCGATCCGCCAAATATGCCGCCGCTCACGCCTACAGGATAGGTCCCAGCCGTTCCACCTGTCCCCGCTGGCCCATTCGCAATCGAGATCAGCACGCCGGCTGTGATCGTCTGTCCACCAGGTGCGCCGCCTGCTCCAACCTGAATTGGAGGGGTAAGCGTTACCGGGTCACTGATGGCGTTGCCGCCAGAGACCACATTCCACGATGTCACACCGCCGCCGCCGCCGATCGTGACCGTTACCACAGGAAGCACTACCGCGCCGCTTCCGACCACACTGACCGCCCCTGTCGGCGTCATGCCATCCCCTAGGACCTCGGGGAGCGTCCTTCGCGCCTCGTAGTCGGCACCGTTGTAGCCAACAACCTGCTCGGTGCCGAACGGCACATTGATGATCGATGCTGAGGGGAGAATTGTTTCCACTCCACCCTTGACCGATGGGTACTGGGTATTCAATCCAGACTTGCCATAAACCCTGATATTGGCAGATGTGCCGGTCGAGTTAGAGGCGGAATCGACTGTCGCGTAATTGGTCTGATTCAGCACTGTTGCATTCTCGGACGCTGCCGAGGAGACAAGTCCGCTTGAAACCGCGCCCGGCTGCACCTGGTAGGAGTTCCAATTCGACTGATCGTAGCTAGACCTCAGCCGCCAGAATGCCGTAACCCCAGGTGCCGGCAGCGTGAACTGCGTCGAGGTCTGGACCGGAAGAGTGGTTGCTGGACCGATGAAACTTGCGACCGAGCAATAGCTTAACTGGTGGTAAATGGTCTTGTTGATCGACTGCGCGGCATTGGTAATCTGCCCATTGAATGCCCCGTTTACTCCAGAAACGGTAAATGAGGCTAATGGGGGAGGCGCGCTTGCCGGCTGCTGGGGTGAGTTGGTCGGCTCCAGCACGCTGATCCCGAGGGCCTCACCCACAACAAGATGCTGGTTAAGCATTCCGAGCAATACGGTTCTGAGTCCAAAATCCTTGATGGCATTGATTTGCGAACGGGAGATGGCCACTATGGGTTCTCTCCCGCCGTGCGCGCCTGGAACATCTGCGAGACAAACACGCAGGCATACTTCAACGAGAACCACGCATCTGGGATCGCCCCATTGGTGTATCTTGCCCTCCACCGCTCACTTAACCTTGACGGCGTATTGCGGCTGAGCCCCCTCATGGGGTTCAGTTCAAGTTGGAAGGGTCGAAGGTTGATCAGCCATGACTGTACTGGGTCTCCCGAGGTCCAATCGGTAATGCGCTTGGCTCCAGCGATGAAGGATACAAAGAGGCTGCCATTGCCGCGGGCATTCATGTTGATGCCCTGGAGCTTGCAAAGCGTCATCATCTCCTGCGCCGCCACGCTCTCATACTGGCAATCGATTCCGGCGCCGTTGTCGTTGTAGACCCCGGGCGTGATGGCCTGAACCGTCCCATCTGGACCCGATGAGGCAACCAGAAACTGCGAAAGGTACTGGCGCGCTGACTCTTCTGTGGTGCCGACTGGGCCCTCGTCCGGTATCGGCTCGCCTGTAATCGTCCGATAGAGTCTGGCACCGACAAAGCCTTGAATCGAATCAACCGAGTATTTCCGGCACTGCTCGATCGTGATTTCCTTGCCCGAGTAGCGCGAGAATAGGAGCGGGTTGTTCCAGCCCTCCTCGTAATTAAGGGTTAGAACCACATTGGGCACCGTGCTGCTACCGACCGGGAAGCCCATCTTTACCTCATGCTGCTCGACGTCGATTGCGCACCAGATGGTCCGCTGTGCCGCCCAATTGATCGTGTTCCACCAGCGCGGGAGTTCCTTCGAGACGAGTTCCGGGGCTGAACTCTCGTACTTATAGATACCGCTGGAGTGGACGAAGACCATAAACTGACCACAGACGTCGACGGCGCGCGGGCCGCAGGGTCCAGTCTTTGTCCAGCGATTCGTAACCACCCAGGTTGACGGGTCCCCGGTCGCCGGCGAGAGTTCGAAGCCGGAACGCTCTCTCAGGGAGTAGAGAACTCCTTGAAACTCGCGCACGCACCAGGCGCGCTCTCCGTCATCGGTACCCACGGTGATGATGCTGGTGTCGCCGTAATAGCTCTCCGGGTCCGCCGCGAGCGAAACCCAGTGTCCTGAATAGAACCCGGGGACGCCAGACTGAAAGATTCTGTCAGTCGATGGCGAGTAATAGATGTCGATGCACTGCTGGGGCTGGATAACTCGCAGCCGGTCAGTATTGTCGGTCTCAGGGTTAGCTAGGAATTCATCGGTGAAGTTTATTGTGGCGCTCGATGTCCCATTCGGGAACATCGTGGAGGTCATTGAAATGGTGTCAGAAACTACCGATTCCGGGATGTAGAAGAACGGGCCAACACTGAGACCGTCTGCCACACTCAAATTAAGGACGACGTTTTGAATGTAGTTGGGCCCTGTCGGCAGGTTGAAGACTGAGAGTTCCCATCCATTCTCATCCACAATACATTTGAACGCCGCGGCTGAGGTCATGCCCGAGAAGCTGTCAAACATATCCTCATAGCAGATGATTCCCCACCGGTAGCCCTGGGTCCCGTTCGGGCCGCCCTGTGTCGTATCCTGCGCCACATTACCAGCCGTGCCGGTTGTATTGACGATTGGAGGCGGTGCGCCAACTACCGAAGCGGTGACGGTGACGGTTGCGCCTGTGCCGTAAGTGCCGATGAGAGCGAAGTCTTGGAATTGTGGGAATGCGTTGCCGTCAAAGGTGGTTCCGGTCGGCACATCGCACTCGTAGAGGTTGATGCCTGTGAGGGCATAGCCCTGGGGGAACTGGGTTGTGACCACGATCGCATCGTCCAAGAGCGTGTCGACGATGGAGTTTGCCGGGCCTGGGAGCGTCTCACCTGCTGAATTGAGGTAGGTCTGGAGTATGTAGACGTCGCGGCCTGCCGGGAATGTTCCACCGCCAGCCGCTCGCGCGATGATTGGCTCAACGTCAGGGGTGGGCAGCTGGCCGCCTGTGATGCGCGCGCTGTTGGTTGTTGGGGGGCTGATGGCTGTGGGAGTAACGCTGGTAATCGAGGCGACCGCGCCGAGCATCCAAGGGTTTCCCGGCGCATTCGTGTACGTAGACAGTTGCGGAGGCGCGTCTCCGGTTGCCACGGAGGCAAAGTAGACGTTGGCTGAGGTTGGAACGTACTGCGCAGGGAGTCCGCGGATCCAGCCCGCCATCGACGCAAGGGTGGGAATCGTGATGTTGACGGTGGTGGACGCCGCTATGGTTGCGATCTTCGCGGAAAGCCCGGGAAGGCTCTCCCCCTGATTATTAAGCAGGGTGATGACGATATAGACGTCGAGTCCCGCTGCGATGAAGCCTGCGCCCGCAAGGGAGAGCACCGGTACGCCGGGCGCCGGGATAGCGTTGGCGAGTACCGGCGTCTGCTCTTTCCAGATAGCCGTACCGTCATTAACCGTTCCACCCTCAAGGAGTGGCCAGATAGGCTGATTCTGTCCGCACGTCCCAGCCTGGGTGCAGATGTAGAGATGGCCATTCCCGATCGCCACAGTCACGCCGCTTTGAAGTTGCGACGAAGTGACGCACTCCCCGGCCAGAACCTGAGCGCCGGCGTACCAGCCGAAGCCTACCGGTTTCATGCCGTAGGGATAAAGCTTCTTTGTAAAAAGATCGTAGACGGAGGGGAATGCTGTAGGGGTGAGGAGGTTCGAGAACCCCATCCAAGCACAATTATATGCCTGGGTGCCGATCATGTGAGACTGAGCGGGAAGGGTTACGAGCGGGCCCGTTATGCCTGTAGTGCGCCCGGTCCCTGTCGGATTCTCGATCTGGAGAGCGCCGGAATAGTCGTACAGCAATATGGCCTGAAAGTAGGCCTGTGTCGCGGCCTCTGGAGTGTAGGCACACCCCAAGAGTCCTGTGATGGGGCTCTGATTCTTCCCCTGGATTGCTGTCTGGAGTCCCCAGCGTGTCTCAACCTCGGTGAGATTGAACCGGCAGTTCTGCGCGAGGGCTGCACAGCCCATCGGTAGGTTTGTCGGATCATCCTCATCTACAAGACCGAGCCAGCGGGAGAATTCGACTTTCGTCGCGTTCCCGTAATTGGCCATCTACCTGCCTAGAGGCTCTGCTCGTTGTGGTCTAACTCCACAATGAAAACACCTGCCAGAATAGCCGCAGCATACGCAATGGCCGTCAACTCAGTGGTTCCGTTCCAGAGCGAGACGTCATACTGCCCTGCTGTTGCGGTAGGCTTCAACTGCATCTGCCAGCCGCCCGATTGCACACTCGACACGCGGGGAGGCGTCGAGGGGAATCCGTTGGGGCCGGTGATGGTCTGCGCGGTTGTGTTGAGCAGGTCCTTGGCAAGCAGGCTCAGAACCTCGCCCGGGTCGCCGGGATAGTTGGCAGCAAGGATGATCTGGACCACGGTTGTCTTGAAGTTCCTACCAGACTTCTGATAGAGAAAATTTGCGGTTGCTGACATGGCGTTGCTCCTTGGTGAAAGTTTTAGATGAGCTTAAGGTAGAGGCCAAAACCGCGCCACTCCCATCCCATATTTCCTTGAAGACTGAGATTCCAGCCGGTACGGCCGCGCTGGGAGTTTGCCCGATTCGGGCTGCCCAGACGGAATGTGTTGTGCTGCTGCTGTTGGACGAGCTTGCGGGCTATCTCATCCCACGCCGCCTGTCCCAGTTTCCCGTAGTTCAGAGCCCACCCATCATTAGGACGCTCCACGCCGATCAATGCGCCGATAGAGTAAGCCAGCGCGTGAGCCGCGAGTGGGTGGACCTGCACAACATCGTCATCTTTGAGCAGGGGAACGGGCCGGAAGTCTCCCCGAACGCGAATATCGAACACTCCCGGCATGACCTGGGTGCATGTGTCGGGTAGGATGGTGCACTCCTGGACCGGCTTGTATCCAATGTTGGGTGAGCCTGCTATTTTGAAGTCCACATACCGTGGCTCGACCAGTTGCGCAAGGGGATAAGTGTTATTCGGGTTGGCATTTACCACCAGGTCAGATTCATCTATCCCCACCTGGACGCCTGGAATGACGACTACCCTTTCGATGAATGGCGAGCAGGACCCCTCGAGGTAGAGAATCGCGTCCTCGTAGGCGGTCTGGCAGAGTGGAGAGAAATACTCCGGCGTGAGCCAGTCGAAGTAAGGATCTCCGACCAGCCCCGCCACCTGCCCGTAAACATCTTTTCGGGTCTGCATTTAGTTTGCCCGTGCCTCAGTGCGGCGCTTCTGTTCTGCATTGGCTTTCTTCCACTGCTCGGCGTTCAGCGTGTTCATGCGGACGTGGGCGACGTCGATTTCTCCGCTCATGTAGGCCAACAGTGGATCAACGACATAGGAGCACTTGCACATGCCGGTCTTCGAGACATACTGCGCGTTGCACCGCGGGCAGCAATCCTCGGCCTTGAACTGGACGTTGCGCCAGGATGGGGCATTCTGAATCTGCTTCATGGTCAACATGAAGTCGGCAACCGTGTGCTGGTACTTCTGGATGTTCTTGCGCTTCAGCGGGTCATCGGCGTCGTGGTTTGCCTCCATCAAGACCGCATTGCAGTGGTTGTAGAGTTGCTCGTCGGCCTCGGCAAGCAAATCCTTCAGTTCGCGGTCCACAAAGTGTAAATACCGCTCGCCCTTACGGAACACGAATTCAGGGACTCTTACGACTGTTGACGGCTTGACTCCCTCAAGCGTGCCCTCAAAGACCACCACGCCGCCAGACTTAACTAATTTGTCCTCGTCGGTCTCACCGATGTACCAATGCTTGAATTCCATCAACTGCTCGACGGGGAGAAGAATCTTGACGTCATAGTTGGCGCGCAGGCTCTTGTCCGACATTTCCTGGTTGCCGCGGTAGATCGGAAAACTGCGGGTCCCTGTGACGGTGAGGCTTGAAAACGGCTTGGCTGTGTCGCGGGCCGGGACCTTGTAATCCCAGAGGCCGGTCTCTACCTTGAGTTCGAACGGTGAGCGGTTGAGGATGGTGGCCGGCTTGATCTCGCCGCGCAACTCTAACTCGGTGAGCTTTCGTTCACGGATGCGCAGCCGCGACTGTGCCGCTTGACCGAGATGGCCCATATCTGGTTTGCCGCCAGACGCTAGCACTGAGTCGGCGCCGATGATCGGGGGTGTGATTATGCTTGACATGGTGAAACTCTCCCTTTCTCCGAGAACTTGTCCCGCGAGGTTAAATGTGACTCGTCAGCCCTTGACGGTTGACGAGCCGATTGCGGAACCCGCTGAGTGCCGGATTCCCTTTAATTGACTCCAGATGCGACAGACGCTGGTAAGTTACCTCTTTCAGGAATGCATCGTACTGAGCCTGCTCCCGCTCGTCCGCCTCCTCCATATCGTGCTTCATAGCCCTTGCAATCACTTCCTCGTCAACCGTGCCGTGCAGATGGGAGGAATTCTCCCACTGGGCAATGGCCCCCCTGATGTCCTCAAGTAGAGGAATCTGCGGCCACGGTCCCCCGCCCGACAGCATGAAGTAGCCGCCGCGCTCGGGATATGGCCCCATCATCGGGGTCACGTTGTCTTGAGAGAGAGCCGATTCCCATTGCTGGCGGGTGCCGAATGCTGATGGTGGAAACCACCGCTCGAGCACCCAGCCGGTGCAGGGGTACTTTGGAACCCAGAACATGCCGATACGGATTGCATCGGGCGCAATCTGCCGAGTTGTGTACCGAACGTCTTTGCCCACTGTCTCAAAGTGGACCTGCTCGGTATCCTCGGCAAACTCCGTCCACATGCCGGCGCGCTGGACTAGATGATTTTCAGCCAGAATGATGCGCCAGTTCGGATCGCCGTACTCGGTCTTACCGCCCCAGCGGAGGAGCTTGTCAGTCACTTCCGCTGGGGTGTCACGCAATGGGTTGTTCATCGTTAGTTGCTGAACGAGGTCTGGATGCTGAGCCCGTAGATAACTCCGCTAGTCCAGTTGTTGCGGCTCGCATAGTTGACCGCATCGTACAGCCAAGCGTCCTTGTACGAGCTAGTGTTGTTCCCGCTCGGACGTTGGAACCAGATGCCCTCAATCTGCCCTGGCACAAACTGCGGCGCGTCGTTGAAACGGCAGCGGATCATGCTGGAGCGGTCCATGAAGTAGAGCTTGTCGACTGCGGCCACTGTATCCAGAAGCCACTCGACGCCGGCAATCATCTCCATGGAGAAGGTGTCGGGTACGCCATCAAACTTGGGTGCCTTGCCTGTCGGCATGGTCACTTGCTGGATGGCAAAGCCCAACTGATTCCACGATGCCCGCTGCGCATTGTGCCCGTACCAGAAGTTTTTGGGCCGGTCGCGGTTGTACGTGGTGTTGCCCAAAGCCTGCTGCATACGGGTGAGGAACGTCTCCGCGATGCCCAGAGTGAGCAGCGAGTTGGCGTTGTATGCGGGGGATTGGACGTAAGACAGGCTGCGGTCCATGCCCAGGTACTCGCCAGTTGTATTCGGGCTGACGATGTACTGGATGCCGTTGAAGAATAAGGGCGAACCGGACGCCACGTTGTTGACCATGACGTAATCGCCTGCGACCACGCCCGCGGGGACGGTATCGACGGTGACTTGGTTGCCGGTGCCGATGCCGTTCTTGGGAGCGTCGACGACAACTGCGGAGCCGCGAAGGGTGTAATTTCCATCACCCGACATGAACTGAATGGTGTCCTGGATGTCGATGAGCCTGGAGCCGAACGGGGTTGTTGCGAGAGAGATGGGGTTTGCACCGCCGCCTGCATATCCCGCTGCAACGGTCGCAATCTGGCCGGTATTGAAGCCCTGGAGCGACTGGTTGCGTTTCTTGGGCATCTTGGTGTGGGCGTCGGCCACGAGCTTGTCCACGGGGTTGACGGCAATAACTGTCTTGCCGCTGGACCCGATGCGCTTCTGGAGATCGGTCGCGGTGATGGCCAGCAGGATCTCAACCGGGGTCATAATCCCCTCGTTGTAGGCCCCGCCAGTGCCGGTCGGGTAGTTGCCGCCATCGGTCGAGCCTGCGCCGAAGCTGCCTCCGTACTCATACTGGAGCATGACGCGGAACTCTTGAAGGCTGGTGATAGTCTGCGGTCCCATGGTGGAGAAACGCCGATCGAGTTCGGATTCCATGTTCTCGATGACTTCCTTGGGAGGCGTGTAAGTCTGCAGCATGATTACGGAATCAGCGGCGGCGGTGGTGAAATTGGGTGCGGGCATGTGAATACACTCCTTCGCGCGCACTCGGGGTAACGAGGCGGCGGGTCAATTCTCGGTTAGGAGTGGGTGGTGCGCCTGGCGGCCAATGCCGGAGGCGGCTGGGGGCTGTGAGCGTCTCGCTTTTCTCTGCACCGGTTGGCCCGCCTCGGAGGGGGCGCTTGCTACTCCGATTGGTCCTCTGCAGGTACTGGACTGCGCTCGGTCGGTACTATCCTGCTGCTAAAACCTGTCTTTGGCGCCCGAAAATCTGACTCATGCGCTCGGTATCAGTTAAAGAATGCCAGTCTTTGTTCTCTTTGGCAAGTTGATTCTCTGCCGCTTTCCATGCGTCAGCCGAGCTAAGTACCTGCGGTTTGACTGCTGGGCCCTGCGTGGGCTCCTTGCTGGCTGCGGGTGGAGTGTCCACTCTGCCGGCCTCGGCGGCACCCTGAACCTCGGCACCGTGCTTGCGAACCAATTTGGTAACAATTCGGTTCAGGAGGCTTCTGCCGCTCTCGTCCCTTGATTGGAGTACGGCGTCAAATGCTTTGATCCTCTCCTGCATGTTCTCAGGCGTTGGGCTTGCCAGATACTGCAACTCCAACTGCTGCTGCTTGTTGGTCTCAAATGGGTCAGCCTTGATGTAATTCTCGATCTCCATGCCAATGGCGTTATCAAAAGCACTATAGTTTTGGCCTGGGACCTTGGCATCCAACTGCCACTGCGGAATGACAGCGCCAGCCGCGCGAAGCTTCTCGACGATCTGCTTGGCCTGGGTAAAGGTGCGGTTGCCAGCTTCCGCGAAGAACTTAGCCGTTCCCTCTTTGTAGACCTTAGCGCGGTCCTGCTTGGCGCTCCCACCCGCCGTGGCTGCGTTGGCTGCCTCGATGCGCTTTGCCTCGTCCAGCCTTGCCTGGACCTCGGCGCGGGCATCTGGAGCGAGGCTAGAGAGGTCTGGATCAGCCTTGGGACTGGTTGAGGGGTGAAGGTCGTCTTTCACGATCGACAAAGCCAACTTCATGTCGTTGTCGCGCTCGCGCTCGGCGTCACTGCCATACTTGTTCGCAGCCAGACGAGACTCAACCTCTTCGAGCGTGTTGTTGGCGTAGCGATCGATTACATGCTCGGTGAACATATAAAGGTCGTCGCCGTATACGGGCTGGCCCTGGGCGTCCATGACCTGCTTACCGTCTGGACCGGTGACGGCAAACTCCTGCATAAATGAGTCAAAGGCCCCCGCCATGTTCTCAGGGGTCTCGGCCATGCGGAACTGGTTACGGAGCGCCACGGTGCGCGCTGAGGTCTCGCGGGAGAACTTGGCGGACTCGGCTGTCGGGAAGATGCCTTTGAACTGAGACAGTTCCGCGTGCTCCCGGGCGAGCTTCATAATTGCGCCCTTGGCTGCCGGGTTGGCTTCGATGGCTGCTTTGAGCGTTTCGTCCCCCTTGAGGATGTCATTCATCATCTGCGGGGTGATGGTCGGAGCTTCATCGAGCGAGTACGTCTCGGCTTCGGCTGCTGGGACTTCCGCCTCGGCTGCCTTGTCGTCGACCTTGGGAGCTTCGGCCGCGGGGGCGTCGGCTACCGGTGCAACCTCTGCCGGGGGCGCTTCGGTCCCGGCCCACGGTGAATCGTCCTTGATCTCTACGCCGGGGTTTGCTGCCTTGAAATCTTCGAGTTGCTGCCGCCAGGTTACTTCGGCCTGGTAGGACTCAACCGCATTGCCGTACTCGCTTGCGTTGAGCTTTGCTGGAGGCTGAGGGCCTGCTGGCGCAGCTGGCGGGACGCCTGCCGCTGGTGTTGCCGTGGGTGGCGGCGATGCGACAGGCGCTGAGGTAGGGGCTGGGGGTGCTGCGGCTGCGGGTGCGGCTGGTGGAGCGGCCGGCGCCGGTGCTGCGGCTGCCGGCGCGCTGGGAACGACTGGAGTTGATGCCATGGGTAACGCTCCTTGAATCTGCGAGGACTTGCCCCGTCAGGTTGAGAATTACTTGTTGATCTGGCCGGTTGCGGTGTTGACCTTTCCGGCGAGTTGGGCTGCCTTACTGTCATCCGCGATCTGCTGATTCGTGGGCTGGATAGGCACCACGGTCGATCTCGGCATAGAAGAAGATACCGGCTCGTGGATCCGAGGGGCGACTGAAGTAGGGCCCTCCGTTGCCGGCTCGCCTCTCATCCCCGCCCGTTGCGCAGCCTCAACAGACGCCATGTTGGCTGGATTTTCTGGGAAAACAGGCAGCCCACCGCTCACTGGACTTCCAGGGTATGCCGTCGGATAGTTTTTCCCGATTCTGACGAGGCGATCTCGAACGTAACCAGCGGAATCGCCGCCCTCAACGAAGAAGACTGGCCCACCCGCCTCGCTCTCCGGCTCGATTTTCACGATCTGGAGCAGGTTGGGATTTATCTTCCCGTCGCTCTCAATCACGCGGACCTGATCCCCAGCCTTCAACTGTGGACCCACATTGTAGGAGCCGGGGTAGTCAGTTCCGTCGCCGGTCTCGGTCCAATGATCGGCTCCGTCTGGATAGCGCAGACTGCCTGATCCGGGTTTTTCATTGACCAGCTTATCGACGACTGCGGTTGAGATCAGCGTTGCAGGTGGATGCTGGTGCGCGAGATTACGCAGCCGCGAATCCCTGTCGATGTCGCTTTCGAGCACTTGGCGCTGATCCAGAGGCACATGAATTCCCGGTGTGCCGACGAGTGCCGGATCGATGGCCGACACGGCCGGCCTGTTGTTGTATGGAGCAAAGCCAGCACGGCCGGCAGGAACTGGTGCCCCACCATATGCCTGCTCATGTCCCTCTGGATAGCCTCCCGAGCCTGGGGCTACCGAGCCCGGATGGTCACCTAAACGGTTGTTCCATTCCAAAGCATCCGCATGATCGGCAAGCAGTGCCGCGTGTGCGTCATTCACGGGAAGATCGAACCAACCGTAGCCGGCGCCTGCGTTGAGGGGAGGAACGCCAAGTTGGACAGTTCCAACCTTGCGGGTTGCGCCCGAAAGGACGAGTGTGGGCCCGCTGGTTGGGTCCGCGTACAGCACGGAAAGAAATTCCCGGCCGTCTGCCTGTAACTGCGAGCTCACAACCAGCGCAGGAACTGCTACGCCGTTGCGAACGAGGACTACAAGGTCATTGAATCTTTTCTGTGCCATGTTGATTCTCCTTATTGCGGTGTTAGAAACTTTGCTACTTTGTCGACGAGCTCTTTTCCTGCACTTACCTGTCCAGCAATCGAGTCACTCGGTCCCAGCGGAGGCATCTTACTTTGCTTCGAGAGATTGGCCATCGCGCCCATTGCATCTTGGAGGGCTGCTGCTTCCAACTGCTGCACCGTTGGGTTCGGCTGCGGCGGAGGCGGCTGCCCTTCCTTCTGGGCCTGCATGGCCAACTTGTTCATGTATCCCTTAACTTGCGACTGGTAATCGATGGCAAGCCGTTTGAATGCAATGATATTAGCCCATCCCATCGGATTTTGGGCCTTCACGTCGCAGTTTTCTGCACAGAATTGGTCAATGGTTGGAAGAAGAATCGAGTAATCCTCCACCCACTTGTTCGGCGCGATCGACGGCTGGAACATCGGAGAGCCATCGTCCGGGTCGGTCATCTGCTTGCCATTCGGCCCAATCTTCGGCGTGGGAGGCGTCTGGAGCAACCGGCGAATGTCCTGAAGGGTCTTCGAACGCTGTGCCGCGCCGGGAGCAACCGACCCAGGCAGGCCCCAGTAATCGTTGAGTAGTTGCTGGTTGGCGGTCTCATCGAGCCATGCAATTGCAGCCGGATTCTCTTTCTCGGCCATCTCCATGATGGTTTCGCACCACTGGCGCTTCTGCTCAGGCGTCATCGGCAGGCCTTCATCGGTGTTGGCCTTGACTCTTACCCTGCCCTGCATTTCGTCCAGATGGACGTAGTTGTTGCGGAACTCTGACCCGTTCTCCTCAATCACCGACCAGAGCGAGCCAGTGTAGCTCATATTGGCCTGGAGGCATTCAATCGCGTTCTGGCCGGCTGCCGCGTGCTCCTCCTTCATGGAGTCGTAGATGTCGCCAAGTGGGCCCATAGCCTGATCAAGCATCTGTTTCTGACCCTTGCCGGTCTCAACTCCCTCCTGTGTGCCGGTGCCAGAGACCTGTGGGGGGATGCCCGAGATGATCTGGCAATAATTCCAGAGACGGTCGAGATAGTTCATCAGCCCGGGGTCCATCTGGAACTGGAAATGAAAGATGGCATTTCCAAGGGGCTGCGTCACACCCTCACCGACTGATGGGGTGGGGTTGAGCACTCCACCAGTCAGAGGCTTCCCGCTCATCTCTCGAATGTCGATGCGGCGCGGATCGACGAGAGTGATGCCTGTCGAGCACCGCTCCATGTAGTCGTCGAGGATGTTGTTGATGGCGTTGAACCGCTCATTGAACGGGACCACGTTATCAGCCACGCTTGGCGGATAGAGCCCGTAGCCGCGGTGCAGCTTGCAGCAGGACCATTCTTTGATGAGCACGGCAGGCTCGATGTTGAGCACCAGAGGCCCGTACATGGAAATCTTTAGGCCATAAGGGAATTTGGCCTGCAGGAGCCGGATAAACTCGTCGTCGTTGCGAATCCGGTAGTACGAATTCGGCTGGACCCAGATGAGCGAGTAGGTGCCGCGCGCCGAAAAGATGTCGGCAGTGACCGAGAATGAAGACGAGAAGACCATCGTTCGAACAAGCCTTTCGTAACTGGCATTGTCGTTTGTGGCGCTCTCTACGCCCTCCTCAATCTCGTTAGCCATGTCGGGGAAAGTGGCGCGAATGTCTGAAGCATCTGCCTCCCACTCAAGGGCCAGCAGGGGCACATCCTCCAAATACTCTTTGGTGGGGTCGGTATCGATCTGGAGCGGGGAGTAGATGCTCCACTTGGGCAGCCCGTTCGGCTTCTTCTTGGTGCCGACCTGGCCAATGACGCTCGAGGTCTCGCCCTGCTGGAAGTCTTGGGGATTGAGCGGAGCTCCGCACTGCGGGCACTTCATGGACCCAGACTGCGCAACTGCGCTCTCGGGGCTGTCCTGACCGCAATTCAGACAATGGAAGTGATCTTGAGAGATTTGCGCCTGGACCGGGCCGTAGACAGGTTCGTCCTTGTAACCCACCCAGGTCCCGTCGACCACGAAGCGGGTCCACTTGAAATAGACGCCATAGAGGAAGAGATATTGTGATTCCAGCCCGAGCAGGCCCTTGACCTTGTTTGCCTCCTCGATGATGCTGATGGCCTCTTGGGCAGCTTTGGCTGTCGTCATGTCAGCCAGATTCTCGGCATTCTCGGGGCGAATGACTACCGGGGGCACCGCGCGCGCGACCGCGGAAGCAAAGTTGCGCCGGCAGGTCTGGGTGATGTTGTTGATGTACTTTTCGAGATAGCTGTAATCGGTCTCCTGATTGTTCTGCCGGTACCAGGCAACCGCATCGAAGTAGGTCCGGGAGATAGGGTCCCATCCAAGAATCTGCTTGCCTTTGTCGTACTCTGTGTTTTTCAACCAATTCGGCATCTTCATAATGCGATCGGTTGACCATTGGGTACGGAATGGCGAGATGATCTCGGCTACAATCCTGTCCTCTTGCTCTTTGGTCAGCCCAGACTTCCGCGCTACGGCGTCCTTGTCGCCGCGCTGGGGATTCTGCGGGGTGCTCTCAGCGTTGACGAGGGGAGTCTGTTGCTGGCCTTGCATCTGTGGCATTCCGCCAGACTGCATGGTTAGAACGGGAGGGCTAGCCGCCATTGACTTCCTTCTTTATATGCAGGAGTTTGTCGCGTGCTTCTTGCAAGACCTTCGCCGGGCTTGGTCCACCCGTCTGCGATGCCTTGAATGCGTCTCGATTGGCAATGCCGATGACGTTTGCAATGGTCGGCCTGCCGCCTATGGGCTGGATGGTTGAGAGATCCGTATTCTCGTCGAGAGCAAGGGGAGCCGGTTCGCGCTGGAGGTAATCGAGAAACTTCTGGCGCATGGATTCGAGTGCCTCCTCGGCCTTCTGCGCCCGTGTCCGTTCCTCGTCAAACCTCTCGCGCGAGACGAATGGGAATCTCATTAGTTGTATTCCGTGACCAGCACGCTGGTTGCAGCCGCCGTGCCCGAGCGAAGCTGAATCATGGTTGTAGCCGCGGTGAGACCTGGGGGGTTGTTGCCGACAATCGGCTGCCCGAGTTGGCCGATAATCTCACCCTGATACATGCGCTGTGCAATCGCTGATCCGAGCGCAATGGGAAGTGAGCCTTCGGGACCCGTGGCGCGAAAGATGGTAGTGAATCCGAGCACAGAGTTGTCGTCGGGAATTCTGTAATCAATCACTCCCTGGGGCGTGCTGGCCACTCCCTCGGCATTGATGGCGCTCTCTTTGATGAGGAGACCGCGCACCGTAGACTTGGCCAGCACGGAGACAAATGCTCCGGCGCTGCCGTTGAGATCGAGAATGTACTCGTTGCCTGCCTGGCCCTGGGGCATCTATTTGCCTGCTTTCTTGGCCGTAATCCGCTTGCCCGGCCGCATCTGTCCCTTTTCCGGGACGTTGGTGGGGGGCTCGTCGGGAGCCTGAGAACTCTTGCCTGCGGGTTTCATCCAACTCTTTTTCATGGTTGCCTCTTTTTTCTCCCCTTTACGATTAACGTACTCGCAGCAGCCGCCCGGGTCCACGACTACGCGCCCATTCTCAGTCTTCGGCAGCTTTGAGCGTTCCATCATCGTAGACTGGCCGCACGAGCCTTTCGAATAGAATTCACAGTTGGAGCAAGAAAAAGGACCCTTTTCGGGTCCTTCATAGCCTGTACCGGCCTCGCCCTTTACGTGCGAGGAGTCTATCTGGATTTCCTTCAACATGACGTGTTGAACAGAACAACCTCCCTGGCACGCCTCGCTGCGAGTCCTGCCGACTGAACTTCTACGCCCTTTACTTCTTCCCAATCCCATCGCGGCATCTGAACAGGGACTTGATCCCATCCATGAGAGAGCATCACCGCAAAGTTGGCGGGCCCTTCGTTGTAGCAGAAGTCAGCGCAAGCATCATACTGATTTTGATTGGCTGTGGGTGGAAGAAGTCGATTGAGTGTCGGCTCAAACCGCGTTGATAGATCGGCAATCAGGAGAGCAACAGCCGCTTGCTGCGTGATGCCGTTTGCATAATTCGCAGAGTCTCCCGCCTGTAGATCGTGACCGTAACCGATTTGCTGCTTGCTATTGTCCGCAGCGATCTTCAGTGAAAGACCTTCGCTGCTTTCGATCAGTTCCAGTCCAGTCTGGCTCGTCTTCATCTGGCTCCCATTCGTCTCTAAGCATTCCAATGCAGAGGACCGCCAAAATCAGGAAGATCGCGGCGATCCCCTTCATTGTCTATTATCCAACCGTTTCAGCGATCAGCGCGGAAATCTTGCCTTTCACGGTTTCGGCCGATATGAAAAACGGGGTATTCATCACTTGGATGGTAAGCGTCGGGTCAATGTAGTGCCACTGAACCTGCACGCCGAACTTGCTGGCTTGGCCGCTGTCCCCCACAATGGGCACTCCAGCGGCTTGAGCCTTGGCAACAAGCGCAGCATATTGCGTGGGGTTAATGGTGAATACCTGTGGGGCGTTCATTAGACCTTCGCCACGCCCAGCGTTGGATTTGCGGCAGATGCATCATTCCATGTCTTCTTGTACTGGCTCTCAGGTGAGTGGAAGATGCTGCGCTTGAAGCTCGGGACGAGTACCTGAACCTTGGCTGTCGTCTCCGCAATCACTTGCGCAGCGTACATGGCCTGCGTCTCTTCATGCACAGGTACGCCAGCGGGAGGAGCCGGTGCCGGGGAGTTGCCGGTCACAATCCCAATCACGGTTATGATGCCGCCGAGGATGATGTTGACGAACAGTTGATCCACATCGGGAATGGGCAGCAGTTTGACGGCACCCTGGAAATCTCCGAGGAGTTCGATGACCTCTTGCGCCACGGTTCCGCTCTGCCAGTTCTGCAAAGCTGCGAGGGCGGCATTGTAGGCTGTTATGACAGCAATGCCAGCCGTCGTGTTGGTGAGTTTGGTTGCGGCGAGAATCGAGACTAGAGTCGGCTCGATGCCTTCCATCATTGCGATTGCTGTTTTGACCGCTGCTACACACATGATGATTCTCCTTTTCTTAAAGTGCCGACAGTTCTTGAATTTGGCGCAATCTTTCACGAAGATCCTCATAATAGCAATCATTCTCTGCGCACCTGTATACCTCAACATCATTCCCCATGCCGGAAAGAGTCAAGGTGCCAACCTGGATGCAGTTGACGATACCGTTATACCTGCGTTCTTCACACCCGACGCCGTGAACCGGGCCAGACTCAACTTCGGGCAGCTTTACGTGTTCCTTGCCACCCCAGAAGAAGTGATCTCCAACTTCCAATTCGGAAAAGCGAAGAGTCTTGGGATGATGCTGTTTTGGCATAAAGCCTCCTATTTATTGCGGTCATAAAGGAAATCATCAACTGCTAACTGCCGTTTCCCGAAGTCTGGGTGCATATCGCCTCTCCATGCACTTGGTTGGCCTTGATGAGCCTCCCCTAAAATCAGCAGCACAGCGCGATAGATCATCGGTTTCCAGCTAGAAAACCAACAACAGCTAGGATTGGCCAGCACCATGGCGGCTCTCGTTAGGCCGTCTTTATAGCCCCGCTCGTATTCTATCGCCGCTTTCATTCTGTCGGCTCCTTGACTGCCGGGGGCGGCAAGATCACTGTGGTCCTCGACAGCGTTGTAGCTACCGCCGTAGCTTCCGATTCATTCGGTAACGGAGATTTTACGAGAACCGATGCAGGCCCAGCGGAGGCATCAGAAAGAATGTTCTTTGCCGCGCCTTGGCTTGAGCTGTCACGGCTATATTTCATAATGATTCCGGCAATCAATATCACGTTGGCGATGATCTTCGGGTGGTGGACGAAAGCAGAAACGAGCAGACTGCGTACCTGTTCGTCAGAGGTGATGAGGGTCGCCCCGGCGATTAAAAAGGCGACGATAGTGTGACTCGTAATGTTCTTAGACTTAAACCAAGCAACAATGCTGTTCATCACGCCGCCTTCATTGCCGCCACAAGGCTGTTGAGGTTGATACCCAGCGGGTCCACGTTCTGTTGGTTGAGGAAGGTATCAGAGACCACAATATAGCCCTCGTCGATGTAACTCCCCATGAAGCCAGCCGACGCCGGGATAAATAATCCCCAAGAGCGCATCTTTGCGCCTTGCGATCCCTCACCCGCCTGATCGATGCAGTGGCCCCCAGCGGATGGCAGTCCGGGCGCAAAGTTCCAGTTTGTTGTATCGTCCTCGCATTGCTGTGGACATTGAATGCCCAAGTAGCTGCCCCCGAAGGTATATGCCGCCCAGCGCATCAGAGCGAAGCTGGAAATATCGAGCGATGCCCATCCAACTATCTGGCTTAACCGGCTCTTGCCTGAGCGCGTGGTGACCTCGAAGCCGGTATTCTTCCAATAATCAAGCGCGATAGTCAAAACGCCGCCGTTGTCGGTTGGATTGTTTCCTGATGGCCCTGCGTTTGGATCGAACCCCGTCACGGCACTGTAGAGAGCGAGTGCCTGAGCCGTGGTGGGCACAATCGGGTCTGACGGGTCGGCATTGTTGCTCTGTATCTGAGCAAGACCGTAGGCACCCGCAAATGGACAGTCGCCCCAAAGATCGTTTCCGAGCACGCTCATCTCCGATTGCGGTACCGCGAATTCCCATCCCTGAGCAGGCACCGGAGGCCAAGTGGCAACCGCCGTCATGTGGTCAGACAGCGCAACGTGGGTTGGTTTGTGAACTGGGGCGAGCTTGCCAAGTTTAAGCATTTCTATCCTCCTAATGTGAAGATTCTACTGCTTCCGGGGGCTTCGGGGTGTGGGAACTCTCAGCCGATGGCATATCAGCGGCGTATTGCTGAAATCCATGACTGAATTCAGGCTGCACCGTCTTCTTCGCTGCCATCAGGTCGCGGACCAGCCGCTGCGTCTGGGCAGGCTGCACCACATTGATTACCTTGACTTGAGCGCTTAGGGTGTCGATCTGGCGCTGGAGGTCTGTCACGCGCTGGTCATGCTGCGTTGCGGTTGCGGTAATCTTCGCATCCTCTTCCGCAAACTTGCTGTTGAGCCATACCGCACCGCCCCAGACTGAGCCTCCAAAGCCGCCAAGGATTGTCACCACGGCAAGGATAAGGGGGATCTGAGACGTGTTGGCCCGTGTGGTCACTTGTTTTCGCCTCTCTTGTTCAGCCTGTCGCAAAGATCATAGGCCATCTGACCGGGGTTAATCTCCGCTGGCATGGACGCCCAAAATGATGCTACGGTCTGATTCGGCTCGGGCGCATACTGGGTGTCCCGCACATCCCACCAGTCGTTACCGTCTTTGACCGGCTTGGTCACGATATACCGCTGCGTGGTCATGTGGTCAGCCCTCTCTCTTTCCGTTGGTATTTCTGCGCAATGGCCAGCAGCTCAGCTTCTTTCTTGAGCCATGCTTGATACTCAGCGTGGGTCATGGTGCTGCCAGTGGCGACGGCGACCAGAGGGCCTGTAGGATAGCCGGGTTTGGTTGGCTGGATCATATGTGAACTCCGCTGGCATGAAGGATCATATCCGCTATGATAGTAGCGAAAATTCCTACAAGCAGCCAAACCATTTTGCTGAGATTTGAAGAAATTCCAGATATCGTAACTTCAGTCAACGTGACGCGAGTAGCGAGAGAAGGTTCACTCTTGCCCCTGTCAATCATCACAAAGTCGTGAAGTTTCTCGAATTCTCGATTTAGATGTTCCAAGTCCGCCACCATGTCCCCCTAGTTCACCAGTTGAGGTTGAGAAATCTGGTCGCCGGTCGCTGAACCATTGGCGTCGATCACAAAGCCACTATAACCAGTAGTGTACGGCGAAGATGAATCAGTCACAGTACCACAGAGTACACCATTGCGATAGACACTGATTGCAATAGACTTTTCTGCCACAATCACCGCGCTGGCCCTGAAGACGCTGGTGGCCGTAAAGCCTGCGCTGCAGACGGCGGTGCCGATGGATTTGCATACCCCGGCTGTGCATTTGGTAACTTGCTGGTTGTCGCCGGAATTGTTGAGACTGACCGAGTATCCGTTGCCTGCAGCGGTCGTTGAAAGCAATCCCTGAATCGCGCCAAGACCGTCAACCGCAGCCACGGTGAACTGAATAGAGGGCGTCAGCGATGCCGGGCAGGATGTGAGGATAGCCCCGCCGCCGCGATATTTGGCATTAGCCTGCGCGACGCCAAGATCTTGCACCACACTGCCCCCGCCGATTGAGAACCCGGCAGGCTGCGTCCAGTTGGCGGAATTTAGAGCCGCCCCCAAGGCCCCGCTGAACGGATCGGTGAAGGGGGCGCAGGTGCCAGGTGGAGGCGGTGGAGGCGGAGGCGTGGTGCCGGTAGGGTAGGTGATTGTCACTGTTCCCGAAACTGGCATATTCCCGCTGATGTCTGTTCCTGAGACGCCCAGCGCTCCTGAGAGAGTTCCGGTAACGGTCGCTGTCGCCGGCGGGGATGCAGTGCCGGTTGGATATGTGACCGCTACGGTCCCCGAGACGGGCATACTCCCGGTAACACCAGTACCTTGAACGGTCAGTGTCCCCGTGAGGATCCCAGTAACGGTCGTCGTCTGGGCGTGAGCGATAGCAGCGAACAGAAACAAGCCTGCGAGTATCTTCATGGGTATCCTCATTGAATCGTCACGCTTCCAGTGATCTTGACCGGGCCGGTGATCGTCACCGAAGACGGCGCCGAAACTGGCGAAAATGTAGCGCTCACGGCGCAAGCGTTATTCGGCATCGAGAACGTGTAGGGATTCCCAGAACCGCCGCAAGTTCCGGTGATACTAGAAGTGACGTAACCAGCGTTTGGAACTGGCGTGCAGGAGACAGATGTCCCATAGTTTTTAGCGCCTGTCGAGCAGCCCGTTATGGTTCCATTGCTCGGTGCATTGACTGTAAGCGTCCAGCTATTGAGCGCGAATGACGCGGTGGTGGTCACATTGCTGCTGCCGATAGTGCCTGCGCACACATTGCCTGTTATCGTGCCAGGGCAGAGCGTGATGCTGGAGAAGGTGCTTCCGATGCCTGCCGTTGCCGTTGAAGAGTAGCTTGCCCCCGTCGCTAGCCCGCTTGCAGGACAGTTTGTGCCTGAGTATGTGCCTGTCCCTGTTCCAGTCTTTGTCGGGGTGCAGGAGTAGGTCGGGGCCGTTATGGTGTACGCGGCAGAGCCCACTGAGGAATCAAGATAACCCGTTCCCCCCGCCACTGCATAGAGGGTTTCGCTGGCTGAGACGGACACTGGGCTTGTGTAAAGTGTCCCAGTTGTGCAACCAGTCGTCCCATTCGTTGCCGGTGAGCCGGTGGTGTTATAGCAGATTACGCCCCCACTAGATGTGGAGATTGCCACGTTCTGGGTACTTGAGTACGTGCCAGCCACTGGGCTAAAGGTCGGCGTTCCTGCTGTGGGTGTTCCACCACTAGAGTCTTCGGCACCAATGTCCAGCGGGTGCGTGCGGGCCGTGAGCTGGCTGGTGGACACGTTATAGCCGTAGCGCACAGGCAATTGCGCGGCAAGCCCGGTCAGCGCGGAACCGGCCCCGATAGCCGCAGAGCCGGATTGCGGGATCATGGTGGTGGAGTTGTAGGGCTGCGTAGCCGTGTTGAGGAAGTTGCCGTTCGTCAGCCCGTAGATGTGGGTATTCATGGGAGCAGACAGCGGCCAGAGGCAAGTCAGGTCGCAGCTATTTGGCCACCCAAAAGCGTATCCGCTCGAATAGCTGACGGTCGCTGAAATGGGAATTGGGTTGGCGATGTACGAATAGCTCGATGGCAGCGTGGTGAGCAGGTTGGTCGTCGCTGACAGCACGAGCGTCTGAAAGTCGCCCATCTGTATGGTGGAGTTCAGGCCGGAAGTTCGCGTTGACCAGAAGATGTTATTCCATGTGTTGACGTGGGAGGTCAGGTACGGATCGTAGCCATCGTTGTTCTCTCCAATGGCAAATGCGACAGCGGCATTGTCCAGCGTGTTGTTGTAGAAGTAGAGGAAGCCGTTGCGGTCGGTCATGTCACCGATATTGTCTTCCGCGTAGTGGATCTGATCGAGGGCCGAAGCTCCATAGAGCATGTTTCCGTAAACGAAGTCCTTTTGTTTACTCTCTTGATACCACGTCAGATTCGGCCCCAGACGGTCGCCGTAGAAGTACATTCCTGAGTTTGCCAAGTAGTATTCAAAGGCTACATACTGCGCGGCATCTTGAACCTCAACCATATCGACAACACGCTGCGCTCCGGTGCCGATGTAGTTGTAGCGGATGATCCCTTCAACGCCGCGCCACTTGAGCATTGACCCTGTTGCCGTGGCGTTGTAGTTGTCGATGCGGTTGCCTTCCAACATGCAATAGAAGCACTGAACGTAAAGCTGATGATAAGTCGCGCTTCCGGCAACACCAGAGTTCTGAATGTGATTGCCGCGAATCGTGACATTAGTTGTCGTGACGACAAACCCACTGTTGTCTGAATTCTCGGCAAGGAAGGTGCCATTCGAGTTGTTGTCGATGTCGTTGCCGTCGAAATCAACATAGATGCCGGAGCGAAGGTTGATGCCCGCCGCGCCCGCTACCCATCCGCAAGTAGTGTGCGTTCCTGAGCCGTCGGGGCAGACACCAGAGATGCCCCCAGGCTGAGTGTAGTTGTTCCCCGGTCGCGCATTCTTAACGTGCAACCCGGTGATCAGCACATAGGCCGGAGCCATGACGGAGTTGCCGTCTCCAGAGTAGGGCGTGATAGCGTCCTGCCAATAGCCGTAATGGGGCTGTGCCATCCAGAGACTCATCACGCCGTAACCGGCCGCCGCGCCAATTGAGATGGAAGCGTCTGAGGATGTGGCGTTGTTGCCGTCCATGATGGGAAGATTGCCCAGCGAATCAGGGACGCCGCAAAAGATGATGGGCTGAGTTGCAGTTCCCGATTGCTGGATCTGAAAATACTCAGGAAATGTGGATGGACTCAATCCTGTTGTGTCGGTGTTGACTAGCTGATACATCGTCCCCGGAGTGATGCCTGTGATAACAGGTGTGCTGCCGATTGTGGTGTAGGCTTTGCCGGCGCCTATCTGATAGAAGCCTCCCGTCAGAGCCGGATCGCGGTAGCATTCGCGCGGTGCGGTCTGTTCGGCGTTGCCAGCCGTGGCCCATGAAGGCATCGCATTGGGACTGACGTAGACGATGGCCGTGTTGGAGCCGGAGTTGCAGTTGTCTGCATACTTGATGCCGTAGCGCCCGGTCACGCTGGCTGTGAATATTGTGTCGCGGTTGGTTGTGTCAGAGAGTGTGCCGTTGCCGCCCGCTGGCTGACTCGTGATTGACCATGTTCCTGTCTCATCTACGCAGCCCACCACCCACGATTGCAGGCTCATAGGCTGGCTCTGAAACGCCTGCTGATAGGCCGGAGCAACGATGACCGAGTTCTGCCCGTTGGGAAGCGTGCTGGTTGAATTGGCGCATACGTTGAATTTGTAGGTCGCGCTCTTGGTCGTATCGTCCACAGATTGGGCTGTAACCGTCACCACGCCGGTAGAAGCGAACGTGTAGGGACCAGCGTTGCCCGGCCCCGGCGTCACGGTGCAGGTCCCCGCGGTGCTCCCGATATTGACCTGCATGACAGGCAATCCGCCCGAGATGGACGATACCGCGCTGTGGGTCGGGTCAGTAAATGTGGCGCTTGTGCCACCCGTACCCGATGCAGTCCAATTGACGGTGCAACTACCTGTTCCAGACGTGCATTGCGTGCCGCTGATGGTGATGTTGGCATTGATCGTGCGCTGCGATCCGGGCAAAACGCCGAAGGGGAATGCTGGCACATTGGCTGTGATGGCTACGGTACCGCCTCCGGAGATTGTGTAGACCGCGCTGCCCACAGCGCTGTCGGTGTAGCCGGGGCATCCATGCACGTAGGCATAGAGAGTAACCGCCGTGGTGACAGAGTACGTGGTTTGGTTGGTGGTCGGCGTGGGGTTGGTGTCGAAGTAGATGTACGAGCTGCAACCGCTGGTGCTAGTGGAGGCTGTCACGGTCGTTGGGTTAGATACCGCGCCTGCCACTGGAGAGAAGGTTGGCGTGGACGCTGAGCCGCCACCTGATGAGGACTTGGGATATACCCAAAGTTCATGCTGCCCCGAGGATGTGGGGTCGGTAGCCGTATAGAAGCTGTCATCCCAAGGGCTGATTGCTATTTGCTTATCGCTGGCCTGTTCACCCGAAGGCAAGCCTGTGGAGAATATACTCCAAGTCACCCCGCTATCAGTCGATCGATAGATGTTGGAGTTCCAGCCGCCAAGATACTCGCCTGCTACCACGTTTCCATACAGAGCGTGGTTGCTGATTTTGTTGTACGTTCCGCCTTGACTGAGGTCAGTCCAGGTGTTCGTGGACACCACATACCGCGATATCGAATAGGGACCACTTGAAAGGATTCGGCTCACTGCAATCAGGTAAGTCGGGGAGGTACTGGCGTTTCCGTCGCCAACAATAACCTGTGCGTTACCGCCATACCCGGCAGCAGTGGTTGCCCACATGGCAGTGCCGCTGGACATATTCGCGGGGGACTTCATGTACGCTCCCTCACCGCCCCAGTACATCTGCCCATTGTACAGCGCCATTGCGTAATTGTAGCCACTCGTATAGCCGAAGCCAGTGTAGGCATCAGTGACCAAAGAACTGAATGTGGACCCGCCGTTGGTGGACTCCCAGAAATCAGCGGAGAGATCGCTCAGGTATATGTTGTTGCTGGCGTCCACCTGAAGGTTGCGCAGTTGCGTTTTGGTGCCGGATGGGTTGGAGGAGAAGGACCACGTAGACCCATTCCATTTTCCAACGACGCAATAAGAGCATCCTAGTCCGGGGCCGACACTGCCGATTCCGGCATAGATATTACCCGCAGAGTCTTGCGTCCAGCTATTCACTTCCGCAGTTCCGGAGTTCTGTGTGGCCGCAGGAAACCCTGAATCAATCTCCGTCCAATCACCTGCAGTTGTCGGATGATCCCGAAGGTCAGACACTTTGGCTTCCCATGTGCCATTGCCGATCATCGACACGTACAGATAGCAGTTGCTTGAGGCGAAAAGACTAGCAACGGATGCGGAGCCGGTCGTCATGCCGGAGGGCAACGTCAGTTGTGCCCACGCCGCCGATGTGTTCGGTCCTGTCGGACACACAACAGCGTGCGCGAGCGGGGCAAAGAGCGCCAGCAGGAACAGAATCGTTTTTCTCATTGAATCACCCCGCTCAGCACGCCGCTGAAGAATGAGCCATTGATTCCGCCAGCCACGTACTGATATGCACCAATGTCCCACGCACCGGATGCTGGCCGCGCATTCCCAGCCGTGTCGAAACAGAGTGCAGGAATTGTCGCGCAATTGCTTGTGAGGTTCTGGCCAGCCAGAATGACTGCGCTTCCAGACGAAGGCACATAGCCTGCGGAGAGGTTTGGATTACCGAGAGTGGCGTTCGCGTCCTGCGCTCCGTAGGTGTTGCCAGCCGACTGCCAATTCGCAAAAGTTATTTCGTTCCAGCAGGTTGCGGACGTAGCATAGCAGTTGTAGTAATCGTTGTAGTTTGAGGTCAGATTATAAGTCTGTCCTGCCCTGGCCTGAAGTCTTGTATTGAACTGAGCACGCTCACAGATGTTATTGATGAATTGTATGTTAGATACTGCACTAGTTCCAGACTCGATCCCTAGGCAAGTAGTACTTTGCAAAACCCCGCTTGCATAGTCGTTACTCATTTCTGTATTGTTGAAAATGTCCAGATAGGTTGTTGATGATGGTGGGTTATTTGACACACAGATTTCGCCGCACCCAAAATGCGCTACACTGCCTTGGTCGTTCAGCACGTTATTAAACATCATCAGTGGGGTGCCGGAAGACCCTCCAGAATTCTCCCAGAAATAGCATGAATTTAAGCCTCTTCCCCAATTACCATCGCAAAGGTTGTTGTATACAAGCATGTTCGTAGCTATGAGATTCGCTTGAAATTGAAAGCCGTCATGGTGGCTATCGTCTACTTGGGGTCCATCGTCGAAGGTCGCACCATCATGGACGTGGTTGTTGTTGACGGTAATGTTGCTAAGTGTGGCGTTGGCACTGCTGCCGCCGATGTTTATTCCGTGGTTTATGTATCCCACATTGTTCCCTGAGATTGTCACGCCTGTATTACTATCGCCTGGAACGGCGTTATAGCCGATCCCAGACTGAGTGTAACTGATATTCAAATTCTGAATGGTGGCATTATTTACGTTCTGAAAGCCAACCGCACCAGAACCTATAAACCCAGCAGACTCGTCGTACATGAATCCGCCCGTTGCTGTTTGCCCAGAAGCTACCAGGGCCGTGTTGATCGTCGCGGTGCTGCCTGTACAGGTAGCAATTGGTATTCCCGCCGCGCCCTCTGTTGTAGGAATGTTGAGAGCTGAATTAGTCGAACCGTAGAGCGAGATCGGTACTCCAATCGAGTAGGCGCAGGGGTTGGTTAGATTGATCGTCACCACACTGCCACTAGATGAGAGAGAACTGACGGGCTGTGCTCCAAGCGGTTGATAAGCCGGCCCGATTGCGCAGGTCGAACTTGCGTCGCACTCAACCGTGGTGTTGCTTGTGTTTGCTGAGTAGATGAGGGTGCCACCTTGCTGATAGGTAAGGCCAGCGCCGTTTGCTGTTGTTTGGATCACCGCCCCAGAACCTAAACTAAGGACTGCGTAAGCCACGTTCAGATCGACGATTCCATCCGTACCGGCGTAAGGGGCTGTGATAGCTGAACCATTGTCGAGACGCAGGGTGATTGGATTGCCTGAAGTCCCTGCCTGCTGCCACTTAAAATAAGCTGATGCCCCTGCTGGACCTGTCCATGTTCCACACACATGAACTGTAGTGCCAGGGCTGATCTTTCCTGCTGTGTAGGTTGAAGCCCAGTTGCCGAGTGTTGTCCAAAAGGTAACGGCATAAGCATTTCCGCAAGAGGTTCCAGTTCCCGATCCTGCGACGGTTTCAGCCACATAAATGTCCTGCGTTTGCGCCCTAGCGAAGTTGGCAGCGACGACAAGCGCCAGAATAAAAGCGAGTTTTAGCATTCTAATAAGCGTACCCATTCGAGGTCGCCCCCGTCACTGAAAGAGTTCCCGTAAATGGCCCATAGGCTGTTCCAGACCTGACGTTAGCAATGCCGGGGTCTGTAGGTGTCACTGTAGCGTGTGAATTGACGACGCCCAAGGTGTAGCTGGTATCTTTTGGGGAGATGATGTAGTTGGTTGCTGCCGGGGTATAAAGAACTCTGCCAGCGATTGCTTGCGAATCTAGGCCGTTGACGATATTGCCTGTCAAGACGCTCCCCGTTCCTGTACCAACGCTGCATCCGTTGGTGGCGACTGTATTCGATCCAAAGCAGGTTCCAGCTAAATTGACGCCGCCCGTGGCTCCAGCGTAAACAAGTCCAGTAGCCCCGGTGGCGCTTCCCGCAGTAAAATTACCGACGTAGTACACAACAACAAGAGTGTGTGCGTCAGTTGATCCTAATTGACTGGAGGTTGATCCGCCTGTGATATTGCCGCAGATTGTTCCTCCACCCGTGGACCCCGTGATCGTTAAAGCTGTGGTCTTTGTGGCTGTGACGTTGGCGTGGATCGCGAGGTTGGTCGCAGTGGCATAAGTAAACGCACCGCCGTTTGTGGCGTCCGTAGCGAGCGTTGTAGTCACGGTCACCGTACCGCAGACACCCGCACTTGCGCCTGTCGCAGCACCGGGGTCCACATTCACCGCAATGCCCGTGCAACCGTTGGCGTTTAGTACGTCACCATTTGCGAAACTACCTACAGCGACTGGAGTTCCGGTAGCTACACACGAAGCTCCTTGAGTTGGGTACCATCCTGCTCCGCCAGTTGTGTAGTTGATGTTTTGGCTAACAAGCAGGTTGGCGTAATATGTCGTCGCCCACGCTGGGCATGAGCCCAGGAGCGCAATAAGGAGAAGAATGCGAGTTGCCGTTTTCATTGTTGCACCGCCAGTACCAGATTCCAGTTATCGCACGTTGCGGAGTTCACGTTTGCCATCAGCACATCGTTCTTAGCGATGGTTTTCCCTGTTGACCATCCGGTAAGCGTGGTGTCTTGATAGTATTTTGCCGTTGAGAGCGTAGGCAGGTCTGAGGCCGTGATGGTGTTCGTTACCGTGGGGATTGCCGCATTGACCTTCCACACGTCGATCACTGCCGAGCAATTCCCCGCGCTCAATGTTCCGGTCAGAGTCGCCGAAATGATAGTACCCGCGAAAGGCGCTGTGAAGGACGGGGTTGTGCCCGTTCCAACAGCGGTTCCCGCCGCCGCGCTGTTGCCGAAGGTAATGCTGGTGATTGAGACGCTGGCGACCAATGATGAGTTAGGAACTGTACCGCTATTGATCTCAGAACCCGCGATACTCTTGTTTGTCAGCGTCTGCGTATCTGTGGTGCCGACAATGGTTCCAGCGGGGGCGGCCACTGAGGATGTAACGGTGGTTGCCGTGGCTGCAATAGGAATCTGGGTTGCTGTCATGCCAGACAAACCACTAGAACCGCCTGACCCATTCGCTGCCGCCGTAATTGACCCGTCTGCCGCAACAGTAATATTGGCGTTAGTGTAAGACGCTGCCGTTACTGCTGTTGCCGCGATGTTGGCGTGTGGCAGCAGTCCGGTCACATCCGCAGAAGCCAAATTCACCGCGCTTGATGTCAGCACCGATTCGTTTACGTTGTCGCCTGTAGCCGCCGCAGCCGCGTGCAGAATGCCAGCCGCAGCCGTAGCGGGGAGCTTGTACAGGAACGATGTGCCGCCCGTAACAGGAGCCGCGAATCCAGCGCTGTTTGCTGCGAGTGCGGGGATGTTGCCTGTTCCTGCTGAAAGATAGAGGGAGTTTGGGGTCGTTCCGGTACCTTGGAAGCTGGAGCCACTAACCGCCCCTGTGCTGGCAACCGAACTTGGCGTAATTGCTCCAAGTGCAATAGTCAGCGCTGGTGTTGCCCCGCCTGACGATGTGCCGGAAACGCCGTTTGCCGATGCTATCGAAACCGCTGTGACCGTGCCAAGAGGAACCGCCGTATTGCAATTGAGCAGTGTCCCTGTCGCTGTGTAGGTACACATATCGCCGTCGGTGTATGTGCCTTTGAGCAGAGAAAGCGCCGATGTTGCCGTGGTTGCATTTCCGCTCAGCGCCCCGGTGAAGCTCGGTGCGCTCAACGCTACATTCGACGCGATGCTATTAGCCGCCCACGTCAGCGTTGGGGTGCCGGTATCGGCGCTTGCTATCGTGCCGCCTGCGAGGAGGGCAAGGTTTGTAAACGTCTGCGTAGCCGTCCATGTGTTCGCGTGGCCGAGAGCAAGAGACGCTATCACCGCGCCTGTAGTCGGCGAAACGGTCAACGTGCCGTCGGAATTGCTTGTAGACGAAACACCGCCACTGCTTCCATTTGCTGCCGCTGTGATCGAACCATCTGCAGCTATTGTGAGGTTGACGTTTGTATAACTACCCGGCGTCACTGCCGTAGCTGCGATGTTGGCATGAGGCAATAACCCTGTCACATCCGCGCTGGCGAGGTTTACCGCCGAAGATGTAACCGTCTGCGTCGATCCTGCGAAGTGACCGATGCCAACGCCGGGAGAGGATGCAACTACTAAATTAGCTGTCGCAACACCGGAATCGGCAATTTGGCCCCCGGTGCCAGTGAACTGTGTAACATGGCCCGATGTGACGCCGCTGACAGGGCCGGTCGTAATTCCCGCACCGCTCCCTGCCCGAGCTTGGCTGCTAGTGACAGTAGTTGCCGTGGCTGCGATGGGAACCTGTCCTGCTGTCATGCCTGAAAGACTGCCTCCTCCTCCGCCGCCGCCGAAGCACGTCGCCGTGCAAAATGCCCAGGTCCCAACATTCCCAGTACCATCGGTCGAGTACATAAGCCCGACCTTCAGGGGGACAAGTGTGGGGCTTGCGGCTCCGCCAGATCCTGTCATCGGATTAAAAGTGCCGACATGGCCGGTGCCGTCTGAGGAATAGTACCCGGCGACATACTTGACCTGCGCACACGCCGCCGCGGCCGCCAGCATCAGGAATGAAAGTGCGATGATTCGCTTCATAAGTCTCCTAATTCCAAATCCGATAACGATAGGTACTCGTATCCGCTGCTCCGCACAAGGCATGAAATCCCGCTCCTGCGGTCACTGTCTTGAAAGCAGGCGGTGTCGTAATCGTGCCACTATTACCGCCGGGAGACATCGAAATTGTAATGTCTGACGTGCTATCAATGGCCGTATTGACTACGGAAATATCACCGCCCCCGGTGCAGACAAAAGTCCCGCCATTGCCTGTGGTAAGAGAAGCAGCTTTCACAGCCCCCGCTTGCGTCACTGTAAACGGATCAGCGGAGATTAAGCCGGTGCTCGAATCAATCGTGCTGGAGCCTATGCCTACAGTTCCTACACGATCAATGGTCATACCCGGGGTCGATGCGGTTCCTATTTGTATCTGATATGCCGGGGTAGCAGTAGCAACAGTAGAGTCCAAGAATCCAGCGAATCCATACAGTTGATTAGCGTAGTTGTAGACATTCGTGCCCAATTCAATCGGAGTGGCGAAAGTCCCCGCCGTTATTGTGTGTAAATCTAGCTGTGGGCTAGCAACCCCGCCGATATTGACATTGCCTGTGGTAAGAGAAGCAGCTTTCACAGCCCCCGCTTGCGTCACTGTAAACGGATCAGCGGAAATCAAACCTGTAGTGGGATCAATTGTTCCGTTACCAATGCCCACCGTTGCGTTCTGATCAACAGTCAGAACCGGGGTCGATGCGGTTCCTATTTGTATCTGATATGCCGGGGTGAAATCAGCAAGATCAGAGTCCAAGAATCCAGCGAATCCATACAGTTGATTAGCGTAGTTGTAGACATTCGTGCCCAATTCAATCGGAGTGGCGAAAGTCCCCGCCGTTATTGTGTGTAAATCTAGCTGTGGGCTAGCAACCCCGCCGATATTGACATTGCCTGTGGTAAGAGAAGCAGCTTTCACAGCCCCCGCTTGCGTCACTGTAAACGGATCAGCGGAAATCAAACCTGTAGTGGGATCAATTGTTCCGTTACCAATGCCCACCGTTGCGTTCTGATCAACAGTCAGAACCGGGGTCGATGCGGTTCCTATTTGTATCTGATATGCCGGGGTGAAATCAGCAAGATCAGAGTCCAAGAATCCAGCGAATCCATACAGTTGATTAGCGTAGTTGTAGACATTCGTGCCCAATTCAATCGGAGTGGCGAAAGTCCCCGCCGTTATTGTGTGTAAATCTAGCTGTGGGCTAGCAACCCCGCCGATATTGACGATGTTGAAATTCTTAGATGGGGCACCACCGGGCGTAAGATCATAGATATTTTGATTAGGATACGCGCTATTTGCGGAAAGTGGGTCCATCGCAGTTGTGACCGCAACACCGTTTCCCATAACGATATTTTGACACGCTCCGGTGTTTCCAGCACCAAACAACGCACACGTTGTATTGCTGTTAGCAACAGGAGTCACGGCGTCGAAAAATATCATGTTAGTGAATACATTACCTTGGATGGCCCCGGCACCTGCAAAGTTCAACTCAACTCCAGTCCCTTCTAGTTGAACATTGTTGAAAACGTTACTGTCGATAAGGGTGTATCCTGCCGTCGCTGGCACAATAGACAAATCAACACCCGCATTTAGAACCATCCTGTTAAAAGTGACTCCGCTTATGTACCCCAAGCCAGATGAATTTCCGGTCGCACTGAGCGATACGCCACCATAAAGACCCACACAGGTAAAACCATCTACCGCATTCACAAGCTGTATAAACCCGTTGAGCGGGGGTGCCATGGAAAGGCAAGTTCCGCCAAGTGAGCCCTCTGCCGACCCGTCTATAAGTATATCTTGGATAGACAAGGGGTTTTCTGAATTGATGTTAGTTGTATCGGCAACCTGAATGACAAGCCCGTTATAGAGAGGAGTTGACGGCAAAACTACATGAAGCCCTTTAAGAATGCCCTCCCCAGTAAGTTTAAACATTACTGATGGGGGAGAACTGGTTGATGGTGCAAAGTAGGTTTCAGGACTCAAAATAAGAGTCCTGCTAGGATAAGCCCCGATAGCTACGGTTGCCGCAATCGTTTGACTTGTTGCTCCATAACTTCTACCGTCGCATACATTATAAACCGCTAGACACGCATTAATTTGCACATCTGCCGTTGCTCCCGCAAAAAGGGATGGGTTGCCGACAGAGTTGATGACAGGAGCATTCAGCGGCCCGGTCAGCGTGCCGCCAGTGAGGGGGAGGAATGAAGCCCCGCTACCTGAAACAGCGTGCCATGTGTAGACGCTGGATACTGGATAACATTGGTAGAGAATAGACGACCCGGAATCCGTATAGAACGCGCCGTTGTTGATCACAGCCGAGCATGTAGCAGAGGGTGCGCCAACGCCAGTCAACCACCCCACCTGATCAACAGAAATCTTCTGCCCGTATGCGGCCAATGAGAGCAACAAGAGCGTCAATAAGAAGATGTGCTTCATTTCGCCTCCACTGTATAATTCGCGCCGTCACATCCAACCTTGGTGTAAGGTATAGCTGGAGTACCTGTTCCACTAACCGTTGCGCCCCACACCTGCGTCGTAGAATCGGTTACCCATGCCTCTAGACCCCCGTTACTAGCGCAAGGGAAAGCCGCTGCAAGCGTAGCGTAAAGGCCCGGAGTGATGGTGATTGTCGCGGGGCCAGCGCCGTTGAAAGTGCCAGATGGAGCCGTGATGGGCACTTCAAATGTAGCGCCTGTACTCAGGAAATAGGCCCACGGTACCCAGACGCTAGAACCATTCAGCGTTTCAAGTTCCGCTCCGGTAGGATATGGTGCCCACTGAAATCCATTGCTGGCCGACAAATTTCCAGTGCTCCACCCATTCCACATTCCCTTGAACTTGCAGTTAACGCCCTGACCCGGGTTGTCGGCAATCGAGCAGTCGTTGTCGAAGTTGAGAATTGTCGGTTGCGCTGTCATGCTGCTTGGGCCTTGAACGTTCGACCATGCCCCGAGCGGAACGCCGATAGGCAATGCACCCGCGCCGGTATTCGACAAATCCCAGATTGACTGCGAAACGCTTCCGGCAAGGTTCATGCCGATATTGTGTGCTGCCCCAGTAAAGTACCACGTCACAAAATCGGCGTGCTGTGTTGCCGGAGTGCGGTAGGGATCGCTGACCAGAACCGAGCCATTCTCGCAGCATGAGGCATTTGCGATTGTCCCATTAAGCACGGTGCCGTAGTACATATAGCGGCTGGCGCTCTTGCAAGTAAGAGTGTCCCAATTATGGCTGTTGCTACCACTTCCCCCGCGTACAAGTTCGTTCAGGCATGTGCCGGAAATGCCGGGGTACCCGGGACCGTTTGCTTGCCCAAGATCAAGCTGCGGTGTAACAGGCGCGCTCGTCTGCCGCTGGTTCGCCGACTGCGGGAAGGTCTGCGCCTCGAAGAAGTCTGTCGCGTGGTAGCTGTATTCAGTTCCCCAGATGTTCGCGGCGAACCAGTCGTCCAAGTTTACTGCTGTAGGTCGAGAAGAAAGACATATTCGACTCGATCTGTGTGTTGAGGAAGCCGCCATAAACTGAAGATGTGTCCGTGCGTCCAGGCCACTGGCCGCCAATCACCATCGGAGCAAGAGCGATGCCGCTAAGGTTGTAGAGTTGCGAGCCTAAGTCAGTCGCCCCAAAATAGAGGCCGATACCCGTAGAGCCAGCCGCCGAGAAATCGATGTTGTAAATGGCTGCGTTTGAAATCGAAAACTGCCCGTACACACAGATAAAGCAACTCTGGAGAGTGAGGCCGTCGATCACCAAATTTGAGATTGATCCCTGCCCGAACAGCACCGGCTGGTTATTGTCGAATGTGCTCAAATCCCACGCGCCAGCTACGTCAGAAGCCTGCCCGTTTGTTCCTTCAAAACTTACCCCGGTAGCAAGCGGAACCTGCAACGGCAGGGTGGTTGGATTCAGCGGAGCAACGTTGGTGCATTGCAAATCAAACTTGGAGGTTCCAGAATCCCAGCAAGCGAAGTTTCCGAAGATGATGGTTGACGCGCTTGAGCAACCGGAAGGCGCTGTCGTCCATGCTGCGCTAGCCACTGCTCCGCTTGAATTGGTGGTTGCCATTCCAACGCCAGCCACGGTGACGCCTGAGATGTTGTTGTATCCCGCAACCGGAGTGCAACCCCCGCCGACAGAGAAGAATCGCAGCGTGGTCGAGGAACTGGGGAGGTACCCGCCGCCCGCATTGGTGATTGTTGGAGTCGCGCCTCCTGTGGTGGTGGTAGCGGTAGCACCGTCGCCGCCATGCGCTATTACCGTAAGAGCCGGGGCAGACTGGAGACCGTAACCGGGGTAGACGATGGTAGGCGTACCTGCGATCACGCCGGATCCATTCGATGCCACCGTGACCCAAGCGTAGCCGCAAGCGCCGCTGTCGTATCCCTGCAATCCGCAGCCGCCGGTGATGGCAGTCTGAAACGTGTTCGACGGCGTGTAACCAAAACCGCCCGCCGTGACGGCGCACGAATTGATTGCACCGGCTGAAATAGTGCAGGTGAGTGCCCCATCAGAGCCGCCTGCAGGCGTTCCGTAGCTGCCATCGTCGCCTGTGGTTGCGAACATATAGTACGGAACCGAGGCGAATAGATAGTTGCCCGATGGAATCTGACATGACCCTTTGCTGCCAGTGGCAAGTACGGCGTTTTCGCAAGCTACCGCGGCGGGCACGTTGTCGGTTCCCCACCAGATGTAAAAAGTGGAGAGCGTGTTGGCGAAGTTCTTGCTAAGGGTGACGTGTGAAGAGTCTGTGTAACCTGCGATAGTCGCCACATTGTAGGGAGCCGTAGCGAAGGGCAAACCGGGTGACCAGGCCACACCGTTATTGGTCGCCACCGCGTTCTTGCCTATATCGTCAGAAGCAAATCCAGCGCCCGGGCAAGTAAGAATGTTGCTCCCCGCCGTCGAACTGCATGTCTGCGAGTAGAACCGCGCGGGTTTGCGATCGGCAACGGCGCCAAATGCCGCGATGCTCAGCGTTGTGCTCGGTTGCGTGTTGGTTACGGTGATGCTTGACCCGGCCGCCGCGACACTCGTCCCATAGCCAGCAACCACACTAGGCGTTCCGGTGAGTCCATTGATGCTGGAAACACCGCCTCCGGTGGAGGAGCAGGTGCCATCAAACTTCAAATATCCGGTTGTGCAGGAGGTCCAAAGCCCCACCACATCACCAAAAGTAGGCGCACGCCATGCTGATCCGGTTGATGCTCCAAGCCCCGCAGCCGGGTAAACCATACCACCGCCGCCGCCACCACCATATGCTCCCCAGTCATAAAGAACATCGGCCGGCTGCGATCCGCTGGCCGGTTGTGGGGCAGTGGCGAATGTAATGGTGTTGCCGACCAGCGTGTAACCAATCCCCTGAATTTGCGGGAAATTCTTCCAGACAATGGCCTGCACCGCATTGCTTGGCAGCGCTGCCCCGCCGTTGGTTAAAGTGAATACTGTGTTTGTTCCATCGATAACGCCAGAGGGAATCCCTTGAAATAGCGTAAGTCCTCCGCCTCCGCCGGAGAACGGCTGTGCGACATAAGCCCCGCTGATCCACAAATAAGGAACGATCACTGATGTGCGCTGGTCGAGGATTGTGACCGCGGTATTGCCGCTGGCAGCCACAATCATGCCGGTAGTGCCGCCAAGGCGCTGCCAGTCGGGAGTGAGGAGGACCTGATAGGAAAGGACGCCTGCGTAGTTGATGGCCTCTTGCAGGCCTGCCGTGGCTGAAGTGAGATAGAAAGTATTGTGCTTATTGACCGGAGCGACTGTGATCGAGCAGCCCGCGCCGCTAATGTTGACCGCGCTTGGCGTCACGTTCTCAGAGTTCGCAGGCGTCCCCGTATCCACAATCCTGATCGGAGTACCCACCCTGAAAACGGGAACCAGGGGGATTCCGCTCGCCGTAGTGTTGCAAAACGAGGGGGCAGACCATGAGAATGGGCCGGTATTTCCCTGCGGCACGCTCCACTGGCCGAAGTTAGATGCCCAGAGAATGCCCGCGGTATTCCCCGGACCTGTGGTTGGAGTTCCACCACCCTGAGCGCAGCATGACACTGCCACGCCCAGAGCGAGGGAAATTGTGAAGAGGAGTTTTCTCATAGGAGGTTTACTTGCAGCTATACGTGAAGTAATACTGCGTCGACGCCACTGGTGCTGTTGTCGCCACGGTCACGGTCAGAATCCGCTGGAATGTTGTCGTGGAACCGGTCGAGCTCATCGCGGAGGTAAACGTGGTGTAGGCATTTGCCCCACTCGAGGCCACGGTGCAGGTGCCTGCATACTGAGGTCCGCCAGCAGAGACCGCAGGCCAGGTCTCGGTAAACAGAGTCCCTGTCGTGGTCGCTGTTCCGGTAAGGACACTCGCCGTCCCGGTGATTGCTGTCGATGTACCCAGATTTGAAACGGTTGGGACTGTTCCAGCGCCGGCGCCCGCCGCGATCGTCGGCGCCGTATTCTTCAATGTGTTGTTTGTTACGGTGTAGGCAGACCCAGACCACACATAAAAAGTGGCTGGAGCGGTTGTGATGTCCTCGAGCAGCACAGAGTAATTGCCGACCGCGGCGCCGAGGATGGTAGCCGCATTGGTCCCTGGGATTTGGTTGGCTATCGTCCACCAGTTCTTGTCAAGGATCAGCAAGGTCGGCCACGCACCCTGCCCAGTAAGAGTGTTGATGCCCTCCTGGAGCCCACCAGTTCCCGACTTCAATTGAAACGTGTAGTGGCTATTCGATGGCGCGATGGTCACACCGCAGGATCCATTCGTATTCACGATCGCTGAGGGCGTCTTCACTTCCGAGTTTGCCGAGTTCTGATCCGCAATCAGCACCGGAGCATTGGTATTGAACACGAAGAAGTTCAGATTCTGCCCTTGGCTGTTGCAAATGCTTCGGCCCTGGAAGGTGTACGTGTTTGCGCTTTGCTGGTTGAGTGACCACAGCTGAAAGCTGGTCGCATAATACTGCGAGGCTGTGAATGGGGTTGTGGCGGACTGCGCTGATCCTACAGCCGCGCAGGCGGCAAGGGTGAGCGCGACGATGAGGCTGAAGGCTTTGCGCATGGTGAAGGCTCCTTGTTGGGTTATTGGTGACATTGGTACGAGAGAATTACACTCGATGATGGCGTACTCGTCATGCCGATGGTGACAATGTAAGGCAGATACGGGAATGCAAACCCCGCCTCAGATGCCGATGCATTGGCGTGTGCGAAGGTGGCTTCAAACTGGGTTGTGCTCAATCCAGATGAGAGAACCACCATGGTCTGGCCATTGAGGAATGTGCTGGTGGGGAAGTTAAGAATCTGAACCGTGGTCGCAGCCGTCAGACCCGTAAACGCGCCAGTTGCACCTGTGAATGTGACCACGTTCGATACGATCGAGTACCCGGTGATCGCATAGTTTAGCGGCGAGACATAGACCGGATAGGCGTCATTTGGGTCTGAACTGTTGGCGCTGCACGCCATTGGATGCGGATAAGTCCCACCAAATGCCAGAGTGAAACGTGGCGTCGTGGTATTGACCTGCACCAGGCCAGCGCCATCATTGAACCCAGCGAACGTATTCAACACTCCAGCACCGGTAATCGTCGGCACATTGGCGTTGGGTCCAACAACCGCCGTATTACTCAAAGTGCAGTCGGTCGAGTTCAGACCTGGATCGTCGACGCACGCAACACCGGAATTGGTGCCCGGGATGAGATTGAGCTTGGCTTCCTGCGGTTTCGAAGTCGAGCTAACCTGCACCGTCTGGTAGTAAATGCTTCCCAGCGTCGTCAGGAACGTGCAGAAGTTGTCGAGATACGTCCCATCCGAGCACAATGCCTGCCCAATCGTTCCAGCGCCACCGTTGAGCAAATATCCAGTCTTGGTGTTTATCACACCATTGGCACCGGCATTCTCGTTGTCGATTCCCCAGCCGGGAGTCGCTGTTCCCACTCCCAACTTGCCAACCTGGGTCAAGTTGTAGCCGCCAAGACTCAATGGCCCAGAGATCGATTGAACCCCGTGATTGGCTGGTGCCGAAAGAATCGGAACTGGATAGTAAACAACACCGTGGTAGTACGGCAGGCCATTCGAGAGATTGATCGTCGTCCCAGGTCCAATCAACTGCCATTGCATCGGGTATCCCGGAACTGGATTGCCGGATGAATCGGTTAAAGACACTTGATAGCCCGTGCCGGTCGGCCAGACCGCATCATTGGCTGTGACCTGGCACAGAGTTGTGTTGCTTGAGGATGGCGATGCGCCGGAGATCAGGGCCGAGGCTTGGACGTATGACGCTGTGCCTGTTGTTTGACCCTGAAGCGTCTCTCCACCGGATGTAGTTCCGATGAAGACGTCCATTCCCACAGCATTCGATGGAATGCCGCTCGATGGTGGATTGACGACCAGAGAGCCGGTAGTGCTGAGCGTTGTCGCCGTCTCCGGACTCGGAAGCGTGACGTGGCCGGCAGCGTCGTACCACTCGTAGACGGTGTAGTAGACACCGGAACCGAGTGATCCTGACCCGCTGGCGGTGTTGATCGTCGCTGTGAGGGGATTGGGAATGCCGACAACTGAGCCATCGGTTGACGTCCCGCAGGCTACCTGAGTGGCGAGATTGACTCCGCAACCGGCAATGTATCCCTGCTGGCTGGGTGCCAGCGTCATGGTGTAGTTCGATGACGGGATGCCATTGGCGCCGCGGAGATTGCCCGTCAGTGTGACCTGGGAATTGGTCACGCACGACTGGGAATGGGCTGCAATGGGATAGATCGAGAGCAGCAGAACAACTAAAGCCGCTTCGAACGATCTACGCAGGAGGCTCACTGGAGTTGATTTGCCCCGACCGCGGCGAGTTTGGGTCGATTGGCTTCTTCGACTGCAGCTTGCTCGGCCTCCAAACGCTTTTGGGCCTCGGCCTGTTCCTGCTGTTGCTGGACCGCGACCTGGTGCTGGTGCTCCTGGATGGCATTCTTGGTCTCATCCTGCCTGAGTTGGAACTCGGTCTGCAGCATGTTGAGCACGCTGCCATGGATCTGGATTGAGTATGCCCGCAACCGCTTGGCTATCGCCAGATACTCGGTTTGGAGGTTGTTGATGGCTGTTGCAACCGGCACATCTGCGATTGCCTTCACCTTCTCTTGCAACGTTTCTGCCTGATTCTTCGAGTTCATGCTGCTTTGTCCTTTCGATACGTCACTCTTTGCCCGTCCTGCCCTCGTCCGTGTGGTTTGCATTCGAGATTACACTGCGGCCCCTGGTCGGGGTAAGCCCATAGACGAGCAAGACCTCTTTGCCTCTCACGGTAAGCCGTGGCTTCGGGTCCAAGGAGAGTGCGGCCACACACAGCACAACGGCGATACTCAACAGCGTACATAGAACCAGAACCCCCAGCACGGTGATCAGCGTCCACATAGGCTTTCGCCTTCCTCCGCGATCTCAACCAGAAGCCCTGGGGCGTAAATGTAAGTGTAGAGGCTGAATCCCGGCCGCTGAAGTCTGACTCTGAAGCCTGCACGATAGAGAGCTCCACCCACCAAACCCGATTCAAAACCGGCAGGCTGCGATACTTCCGCATCCGCTCGTTGTGGATCTTGCGGCTCCTGCGTAACAGTTTCGACTCTGCAAATGGGTCGGTCCATCGGATTACCTCCCGCCTATTCATCGTCTCAACCCGCCGTCATTTCTGCCGTGTAACTAGCCTCGCCGACCATCCAGCAATCGCTCTCAGGTCATCCTGGAGCCTCATTTCATGCCAATAATCGTGCTTTTGGCATGTGTTGCCACAAGTTGCTCTAAACTAACTGCATTACCTTGACTCGCTCATTTCCGCTCGGCATCCCCTTCCAAACCCTCCCAAACGAGTAGCTCGCCACATTCCTCCCAGTGCCGATATACTTCAACACGCCATCCCGCACCAGCTGGTCGACCGCCTCGCGCGTCAGATGCGTGTGGTGACACGTTGGGCCGTGACACTCCTCGCCATAGCCCCAGTGCTCCATCAGCCGGCCTGTGTGGTGGCTCAACACACATATCCGGCGCCTCTCTTTGCTCGCTGGCCTCTGTTGTTTGGGAAGTTGCGGTGCGTACCTGAACACCCGGCCCCGTACATGCGTCTCCACCCGGCTGCCGGTCTGAACGTGCTCTATTTGAGCCATTTGCCTCAGTTTCAGGGATACCTATGACTTTGTGTGGCTTTGGTCTCTGATATTCGGCTCAGAGCAGCCAGATTGAACGGAGCAAGCCATAATGCTCATAATTGGCTTCAATCTCGGCCAGGTGGGATTGGCTTTCATCTCTGGCATCACGGGGGATGGGTGGGGACGGGCTTTGGTTGAGCCCCCCGATCCCCCCTACAGTTCTGGACTGTAAAGCTGTTGGGTTGTGGTGTCAAATATAGTTGTGCGTTTGTTGCGATTTGTGCTATTGTTGCAAGTAGGAGGAATTCTGATGAATACACTTGCAATCGAACTTGCAAAATCTCTTTGGTTACCCATTCTAGTCTTGGCTGGGTTGATCTACATCAACGTCCGCATCTTCCTGCGGTGCGCGCGCCTGGACAGACAGCTACAGCGCCAACGGCAGGAGCAGGCCTTGTTCGAGGCCATCTATGCCCCTACGCTGACGGATGAAGAGGTCGCGGAGTTTCACGCGACAAGATGGGATGGCGATTAATGCCGGCAATCCGAGTTGAGCTCGATCCTGATGTGCACCGCGAGCTGAAATCGTCGTGTGCTCTACGTGGTGTCACGATCCCGAAGCTGGTGTCTGACATCATCAAACGCTATTTGAGCCAAACCAGAAAGGTAAGGCAATCCGATGAAAGTAAGTGATTTCTTGGGTGGTGATCGTGTAATGGACGCGCTGTTTATCGCGTTGGCAAGGCCTAGCCTGGACGCACCAGCGCACAAGTGCGTGATGGATCGCGTAACGGGCATGTGTGAGACCTGCTGCGTCGAGATGACGGAGTTGTGCTCCACGTGCCTGTGCCGTGGGCATCACTCGTTCTGGTGCCCGAAGCTGCTGGCGGACAGGATTGAGATTGAGAAATTGACTGGGGGTGGGCTGTGAGCGAGTGGATCAGCGTTGACGAGCGGTTGCCGGAGAATCGCATCGCGCAGCTAGTGTGGGTTCCAGAACGCCGCAACATTTATGCAGCCTACTTCGACAAGGAAGTAGGAGACGGATATTGGCGCGTCTTTGGCTCTTACGGACGCGCTATTGAGCAAGAGGTCACGCACTGGATGCCGCTACCAGATCCACCGGATGTGCAGCCATGAAGGATCTTGAGACTTGGGTGTGGGGCCTCTTTGTCGGTGCCGTGGCTGGGTACGTGGGCGCCGTGTACTCGTACTGGCTGCTGTCGTTCTATGTGCCTGGATTCGGCAAGTGATCTGCCTGGCATGTAATGGCGCTGGGTGGCTGTTTAGGCGTGTGGATGTCTCACACATCTACGGCCACCCTCACACGGCCGAGGTCGCGCGTGTGTGCTGGTATTGCCATGGCAAGCGATTCGTGGAGCTGCTCGATGCGAGTTCAAAGATGGCTCAGGCGAATGATGCTGCCGACTAGCGCGGGCCGCCGAGCAAATACCAAAGCAGAAGGATGACTAGGATTGCTCCCAATCCAATCCCACCACCACCACTCCATCCCCACCGGCTGTAGCCGTAATATCCGCCACCGCCGCCAAAGATCAGCACCAGAACCACGATAAGAACGATCAGTCCCATTGGGGTACCTCGCGTTCGATGATAATCAGAGCTCTTGCATTTTGTAAAGGACGGTGGTAGCGTGTTGAGTGTCCGTTGCCTCCGCGATTGGACTCACGGGGTCCTGGCTGATCACCAGGCCGAAAGAGCCGTAAAACGCTCCAGTGGTGGGAAGGGATCTAAGACCTTCCCATCGCCCTTACTTAGAGAGGATGAAATTGGCTGTCTCGAAATCAATTCGCTTTGAAGTTTTCGCGCGTGACTCCTTCACTTGCCAATACTGCGGCAAACGACCGCCCGAAGTTATTCTCGAGGTCGACCACATCCACCCAGTGTCTAAGGGGGGATTGGACGATCTCACAAACCTGCTCGCATCCTGCTACGACTGTAACCGCGGTAAGCGGGCAAGGATAATCTCTGACGTGGCTCCACGTCCCGACGCTGACTTGATGTTCCTCCGTGTCCAACAGGAACTAGCCGAAGCGAAGCGGTACCATGCAGCGAAAAAGAAGCGTGATAATGCGCTGGCTGAAGTGCGAGAATGCCTTATTCAAACATGGCAGGAGATGCTCGCTGGAGCTGAACCACCACCCGTCGCTAATTGGAATCAATGGGTTAATAAATATGGGCCAGAGGAAGTCGAGCTTGCGATAAACAAATGCTCGGTCAAGGCCCAGTATAGTGACCTCGGCCGCGGCAGCCCATGGGTGCGGTGTACTGAATGCAGCAAATACATCTCCGGCATTCTAAAGAAGCGCATGGGGGATGCAAATGCCGAGTAAGGTGGACATTTGGATGCCCCTCTCAATCGGTGACTATCTTGCTGATACGGGGCACCTTACGACTACGCAACATGGAGCCTACCTTTTGCTGCTCATGCACTATTGGCGCCGTGGCCCGCTCCCTAAAAATTTGGAGCAGGTTGCATCTATCTGCAAACTCCAACAGGATGCTTGGAGCATCGCCCAAGCATTGCTCAATGAGTTCTTTGAATTGCAAGACGATGGGAAGTACCACCAGGGACGCGCAGATAGAGAATTAGATAAGTGGCAAGGTAAGCGATTGAAAGCACAAGAGAAAGCTAAATCAGCGGCAGAAACACGATGGAAAAAGGATGCTCCAAGCAATGCTCCAAGCAATGCTCCAAGCAATCAACAAGCAATGCTTGAGCCATGCCCGTTACCATCACCGTTACCGTTACCAATACCCTTACCAGAACCAACCCCCTCGCCTGCGGCTCCACGCGACAAGTCGCGCGAGAAAGAGATCATCGAATCTGTGTTTGGTTTTTACTGTGAAAAACTCCAAAAGAATCCGAAGAAGTATCAACTCACCAGCGGGCGTCGAAAGAAAGCTGGTTTGAGGTTTCAAGAGAGGCTCTTGGCTAATGAAGGGAATGAAGCCGCTGTCGAGAATGAATTCTCTGAGGCTGTCGAGAATCTCGCAGCGAGCGAGTATCACGTTGTTAAAGGCTACACCGACTGGATAGCTCAAATCTTCCGGTCCCAAGAGGAATTCGAAAAACGGCTCACTTCAAAAAACGGAGGTAGATCAAATGAAAACAGCAAGCACGAATCCGTTCTCGACACTGTTCAGCGGACCCGAGCCAAAGCAGCAGCAGATCGAATGGGCGGTGGCCCTGCTCCGGGAGATGCTGGAAAAGCCACCAAACCCGAGACTGGCGCAGATTTGGGCGCAGATTCTGGGGAACTGGACTTCTGACGACCTGGCCGCGGCATTCAACCACGTCGCACAGACCAGCACGGGCTGGCCTACAATTGGCCATCTCACCGAGTTCATCCTCGGCCAGCAATGGGCCAAGGATCTGCCCTGGCTGCTCCAGGCGCTGCGCATGCACGGCTGTGAGTGGAAAGCATACCCAGCCATCTACGGGCCCAAGTGGCGCAAGCCTAGTGCAAAGATGGACGACTGGGAGGATGCTCCGCTACTTGAGAATGCAATCCCGGCGCCCGAGATCCCGCCAGTGCTGGCTAGAGCCCTTGAGATATTCGGCGGCGGCCGGCTCGAGGAAGGGCTGAAGGAGTTAAACAAGCACCCATCGGTCCGCGCGATCGATTGGAATGCCGAGGAGGCGTCCAGGATGAAAGCGCAGATCGAGAAAGGATTCCACGCGGCATGGCTTGCCGCACGTCATGCTGAGATGGCGCGCTAGCCCCGCAAACCGGGAGGAGGAGCAACCATGAAAGTAACACCGAAGCAGCTAGAGAAGGCCGTGGAAGCAGGACAAAAGGCATCGGATTGCAGGCGCTTGTCTGTGAGGGCCTCAGTCACCGCCGCTATAGCCACCCTGCCAGAGCCGCAAGACGGAGCTAATTGGCCAAGTGATAGTGCCGCAGAGATCGCCAAGCTAATGAGGGAGAAGAATGGCTGACATTATTCGGCTCCTTCAAATCGACGGCAAGATACCAAACATTGCCCTCATGCGCCTTGCCGCACATCATCGCAGGATAGGAAATGAAGTGATCTTTCACCATGCCGATTCCCTCCAAAGCGTCAAGCCGTGGTGGTTTGGGGCTGGCGACAAAATCTATGCCAGCGTTATCTTTTCGCGCTCCATGCCGGTTGTGAGGGAATTGCTCAGTGGTCGGCCTGACGCTATTGTTGGCGGAACCGGAGCAGATGCCGCACCCCTGCAAATCAGTAGCCTTGAGGCGCATGGCGTGACTACCTTGGAACAGGATTACTCGATCTACCCGATGTTTAAGAAGAGCATCGGCTTCACTCAGCGCGGATGCCGCCTGAAATGCTCGTTCTGTGTGGTTCCACAGAAGGAGGGACGTATACGCCCCGAACACACCATCCACGACATTTGGCGCGGCGATCCGTGGCCCAGAGAATTGCTCTTATTGGACAACGATTTCTTTGGCCAGCCGGAATGGAAAGAGCGCATTCGGGAGATTCAAGACGGCAACTTCAAGGTCAGCTTCAACCAGGGGATAAATGCCCGTTGCCTTACAGACGAGGCCGCTGAAGCTATCGCCTCAGTACGGTACTACGACGACGACATGAAAACACGCCGGATCTACACTGCGTGGGACAGCAAAGGAGACGAAGAGAAACTATTTACAGGTCTAAGCCGACTCGTCAAGTATGGCGTCAAGCCGGATCACATCATGGTCTATATGTTGATAGGCTATTGGCCCAATGAAACCGCAGAAGATCGCGAATATCGTCGCATGAGACTCAGGGAGTTTGGAGCGCGTCCCTTCCCGATGGCTTACATCGGTCCCGACACTTCGCCAGAGCTTGCCCTTCAACTGCGTGGGTTCCAGCGTTGGGTTATCCGCCGCGCCGACGTTGGTAAAAATAGGTGCTCGTGGCAGGAATTCAAATCGGCAAAGTATCGTCCCGAGAAGATCGGAATGCGGAGTGTGGCCGCAGAGATCGCAGCACTGATGGAGGCGAAGAAATGAGCGAGCAGTTTCACGCGCATTTAGACGGATGCCGCCAGTGTCGAGAAGAGATATTCAATCTCTGCCCTGTCGGTGTCAAGCTGCTTGAAGAAGCGGCATTGGATTTAGAAGACTCGATGCTGACGGGGCTATCTCAGTGGAACAAGGTTCTAAGAAATGCACAGCCCTAACCGGGGCAGCGCAGACGTGAAGCAGGAGGCGGTATGGCGCATGATTGTCCCGAGTGTGGGCAACTTTGCTATTGCGATATGGAAGACCACGACCAGCCAGCGCCAGATGATTGCGAGCATGAATGCGATCCAGAATGCGATGATGACGTGGATTGGGGCGACGATGAGTATGACGGCGCATGAAGCACGCCAGCAGGCGCAGCAGTGAGGAGAATGAAGATGAGTGAAAGACCGCCAGTGCAGATGATTAGCTATATCGACGCACAAGGGAATCCACACACATTCACTGTTGGCTGCGGATGTTCGGAGATACGGGAGACGCAGGAATGCGGAGAACAGGCATTCATTCCGTGGGTCGAAGTATGGAACGGCGACAAACTTTTGGCGCGATTTTGTCAGCATAAACTTGAAGGCATCTTCTACTAGCATCCCACGGAGGAGGAATGATGGCTGAGATACAGCGGTACGGGTTAAGTGAGGCGCATCACTACGGAAATGTCGCGTTCTACACGGGAGTCGAAGAGTACAGCGACGGCGATTTGGTTCAGTACGCCGACCACCTAGCCGCCCTTGCCGCCAAAGACGCGGAATGGCAGAAGGTGCTCAGCCAGTCCATTAGCACATCGAACGCCAACGTAGCGGCTGCGCAGGATGAGATTGAGCGACTGAAGGCGGATGTTGACGCGCTGGCACAGCAACTTGAGAATGGTGAGGAGATGTATATCGCCATGCGCGAAAGGTGTGCAGGAGTCGAGTCTCATTTATTTCGCGCTCAAGATGAATACGAGAGCCTAGAGCACCAGAACGCCGCCCTCCGTGAGCAGCTTGCCACACGGACGGCTCCGGTGAGCGATGAGGAGTGGAGACTAACCGGAAGTGGGATAGGCAATCAAACAGTTGCGTGGCGCTTTGAGATAGATAGACTACTCGCAGCACGCGCCAAAGCAGCCGATGCGGTGAAGGAGAAGCCATGACAATAGCCTTCCAAGTCATCCCCAAGCGCCCATGGTGGCTAACTCCGCTTGAGTTAGTCATCATCATCCTGGGCATCGTCTTAGTCGTAAGCGTGGCGATTTATCTACCATGACCGACCGTTCGACAATCCGATGCGCTAACTGCAGCCTGAATCAATACCTCACCGCGTCAGGCATCTGCCGGCGCTGCGGGAAGGCATTCTCCAGGCCTCAGCTTATCGAGTCAACAGCAGCAACAACAGATGGCGAACCCGCGTCAAACCCCAGAATGTTTTTCACCGAGAAGATCGGTCGCACCCTCTTAGAGTACCGGCACGCACGACACTTGAGCCAACGGCAACTAGCCGAGATCATTGACGTACCCAGAACCTACATTTCCAAGTGCGAAAATGGGAACTCGCTGCCAACTATCGTGTCACTCAGGCGGTTCGCCAAAGCACTCGATGTGACTCTGTTTGCATTCCTTGGATGCGCCGAGGCCGAGCTATTCATGAAAGAGATCGCCCCGTATGTCCACCTACTCAGCAGAGCACAGAGGCGCGTCGTGCTGAATGCTGCAAGCCTGTGCGCCAAAGAAAAGGAGAATTAGTCAAATGTCAGACCGATGGGCGTCATCGTGTGTAGGGAAGAGGCACTACAACTCGGAGCGCCGGGCCGACGAGGCCGCCAAAGCGTCACAGATCGTCTACGGCGTGCCTATCCGCTCGTATCCTTGTGAATTCTGCAAGGGCAAATTCGTGGTCGGGAATACCTTCGCCACAAACGGGAAGAAGGCGCGCATGGAACGCGAGGGGGCCTCCGAGAGACCGGATGAAATAAAGATTGACGAGAATCCGCAAATAGGCGTATAAGGGGATTCATGCGGTACTATTCCAAGCAAGATCTACTCGATGAACTAAAGCAGATGTGCGCTGCCAGTTCTCAGAGATGCGTCTCGGAAAGCCTTGGGTTCCGGCCAGCGTTCATCAATGACGTGCTGCGGGAGCGACGGGGCATTACGGGGAACCTAGCGTCGGCGCTGGGCTACGTGAAGATGCCTGATCGGTACGTAAAGAAAGAGGGAAGTTGATGGTTTACCAAACAATCGAGATTGGAATTGATGGCCTATTGGCTATCAGCGAGAAGGGTGGTTTGATTCAATACTTCTGCCACTCTGACGGGAATACGGCAGATGTTGTGCTCATCACCGAAAAAGGTGAATTGAAGGACACCTTCACTCTTGCCGATGCAAAGACGGACGGCTACGGAAAAAACTCACTGTGGGATCAGGAGCCAAAGAGAATGCTCCGCGTGTATGCGATTAAAAAAGCCCTACGTAAACACTTCGCCGAGATCATCGCTGCCGCAGAGAAAGAATTGCGAGGTAACTGAGTTATGGCAGTCTACGAAGAGAAGGAAACCTACGCAACCAGCCGCGCTGGCGGGATCGGCGGGACAGACGCGAGCGCGATTCTCGGTTTATCGCCATGGAAGAAACCCATCGACATCTACGCCGGCAAGGTCAGCCCCGAGAAGCAGCCGGAGCTTGACAAGGAGTGCTTGTACTGGGGCAGCGCGCTTGAACCCATCGTGCGCGGCCGCTACCAGGAGCGCTTCAGCACCCAGGTGGTGGCGCCCGCCGACCTCGGAGTTATCTTCCCCAAATCCCGGCCGTGGCGCGATTCAACGCTCATTGAGGGCGCGGAGCCTTGGATGCTGGGCGCGCCCGACGGCTGGATTCCCTCAGCGCACAGTGGGCTTGAGGTCAAGTGCAGCTCCCGCAAGAGTGAGGAGTGGGGCGAGGAGGGCAGCGATGGCGTGCCCGCCCACTATCTCATACAAGCAGCTTGGTATACCGCCGTCTGCAATGCACGGGGCTGGAACTTCGCCGTGCTGTTCTCCGGCAACACCTTGGCCCAGTACCGCATTGAGCGCGATCCCCAACTTGAGAAGGACATGATCGAGGCGTGCCGGTCGTTCTGGTTTGACAATGTGCTGCGCAAAGTCGAGCCAGCTATCGACGAGAGCGAGAGTTATGGCAAGTATCTCGCCCGCAAGTTTTCACTCAACACCGGAAAGGTCATCGGCCCGCACGATCCCCAGTACCCTGCGATTCTCAAGTGGACCGCCGAGATGAAGTCCGCGGACGACCGCGAGAAGGAAGCTGGCGAGCAGAAGCAGTTGGCGAACAACCAACTTCGGGCCCTGGTGGGGGATGCGCAGAAGGCGATTACGCCGCTGGGGACGGTGGGCTGGGTTAGGCCGGAGGAGAAGACAGTTGTGGACTGGAAGGGGTTTGCGCTAGCATGCAACCGCTGTGATCTCCAGCCACAGTTTGAATCGAAACAGAAGAACGACCCGTTTTTGCGGGCGTGGTGGAAGAAGTGAAGGACGGCCGTGGTGGTCGAGTAATTGACGTCAGCGGCAATGGTGCGATCGTCGAGCGCAGAGACGGCAGTGCGAGCCCCACTGGTGATGGCGGCATTCCAAGGCCCGTCTACGAAAGAAGCGGCGGTCTCCAGGTGGGTTGTACGTACATCACAGAGAAAGCGATGCGCGAACTCATCAAGGTTTGGCGGAGCAGATAATCTCGAAAGGAAAGGTGTGGCATGGCAGAACAGCAGCAGTTAGCAGTTATCCCCCAACGGCAGGGTATCCTAGCCAAGTTTGGCGAGCGGTACGACCTGGAACCTCAGAAAGTTATGAACATCGTTGCCCAGACGGTATTCAAGGGCAGCGACAAAGAGCCACCGCTCGGACCCGAGGAGGTTGCAGCGGCTCTGATCGTCTGCAATGCCTACAACCTCAACCCATTCACCAAAGAGATTTACGCATTCCGCTCCAAGGGAAAGCTATTAATCGTCGTTGGCGTGGATGGCTGGTCGGCAATAGTCAACCGGCAAGAGCAACTCAACGGCATTGAGTTCGAGGAGCACTTCGACGAGAAGGGGTACATCAAAGCCGTAACTTGCAAGATCCACCGCAAGGACTGTGCGCTGCCTGTCGTCGTCACCGAGTACACGCACGAGTGCCGGCGCGATAGTACGCCCTGGCAGACGATGCCAATCCGCATGACGCGCAATCGGGCTTTTGTGCAGTGCGCGCGCATCGCTTTCTCAGTCTCTGGCATCATCGACAATGATGAGGCGCAGACGATTGAAGGTAGCCCCGAGTTCGTTTCGAGCCAGACCAAGCAGATCATCGACCAGTCGGCAACTAGGACTGATGCGGTCAAAGCTGCGGTGCACGCGAGGGCGACCAGGGCAACAAAGGCGCAGCCGCAGACGGTTGAGGCGCAGGTTGAAACCCAAGCCATGCCGCGGGAAGACGCCGAGCCAGCCAAGGAGGCGGACACAACTCGACCCGCAGGACACGCCGTTGCAGTCCCATTGGTTGAGGCTGAAGCGCAGACTCCGCAACCGGCAGCAAGCGCAGAACTCTGGTAGGTTTCAGGACAGCACCGCAAGGTGTGTGTCCCTGAGCGGTTGGGGCGCCCGGCTAACTACCGGCACATGGCGAGAGGAAGGGACAGGCTACCTTCCGTTGTGCCGCTCCAACCGTGAGCCATTTAACTTGAAACGAGAAAGGTTAGGCACGGCATGAAACTGAAGTCTCTCCACCTGTACAATTTCCTCTCGCACGCCGACACCACGCTTGCCCTCGACACCATCTCGGTCGTCAGAGGCGATAATGGCGCTGGCAAATCCAGCATTGAGCAGGCCGTTGAAATGCTGCTCACCGGGCGCAGCTCGTCCACCGACGACAAGGGCTCGGGATCCCGTGACCTGATCCGCCGCGGTCTCGACAAGTGCGCGATTACCGCCGAGATCGAGGACGGGGCCCGCACGATCAAGATTCGGTGCTCGATCACCGAGAAATCCGGCCGCACCGTCATATTGAAGGATCCAGCCGATGAATCCTGGACCGGCTCTGACTATGTGACCATGCTGGCCATGAAGCGGGAGGTACTCGATTGCCTAATCAATGGTCGTTACTTCATCGACATGGACGATGCGCGGCAGAAGAAGCTGCTGGCGGGTATCGTCCTGCCCGTGTCTGTGGTCTGGGACGACTGGGTGGAGTCAGCAGTCAACCAGTGTGCCCTCCGTGTGGATTGGAGCCTCAAAGCATTCGACATCATTGCTTTGGCCTACGACCTGGCGTACAAGGAACGGACAATCATCAACCGCCTCATCAAGGAGTGGGTTGAGCCCGAGTCAGTGGCGCCTCCCGGGGAAGTGGATGCGGCTGCTATCAGGAACCGCCTCCAGGTCCGGCAGAACGAGCGGACGGATCTCGCGGTGAAGAAGCAAAAGGTTACAGACAAGTGGCAGAGGGCGCAGGATGCCAAGGCGAAAGCGACCGAGCGGATTGGTGGGCTTGAGATGCGTCTCGCTACCGAGCAGTCGCGCCGTGCCGACATTGCCAAGGGGCTGCTGTCGAAGAAGGCCTTCGGTGAGGCTGGCAAGCTGGCAGCTGGTGCGGATAAGGCAAAGGAGATTGACGGCAAGATTCAGGCAAACGCCGGCACGCTTGCCGAGGGACGGCGCCTGCTGGCCAAGTTGAATGACCTGGGCGAGTCTGGCGTGTGTCCAACCTGCACCCAGCCTGTCACAGACGCGGAGTTTGAGAGCATTACCAAGCCTCACATTGAGGCACAGAGCATCCTGCTCGACGCCGAGCGCAACCTCCAGGCGGAGCGTAAGGAATTGGGAGACTGGGAAGGCGCCGTCAGAGTCCTGGCCGACCACGAGCAGGCCGAGAAGACCCTGAAGCTGGTCGACGACCACATTACAGGCATCGAGAAAGACATCTCAGACCTCAAGAAGGAGACTCCATCAGACGAGTCCCAGCCCGATACGACCGAGTTAGACGCCAAGATTGCCGACTTAGACGCTCGGATACAGAAAGGGAATGCCGCGCTGACGGCAGCCGTTCAGGCCGAGACAGGACGCGAGCAGTATGCCAAGGCGATGGAAGCCAAAAAGAAGCTCGACGCCAAGAGGGACCTGCTGGAGCGCTTGATTGAGTATTTTGGGGCCAAAGGCATTCAGGCCAAACTGCTGGACGAGCATGTGGGAGGATTCCAGAAGTCGATGAATGCGGTGCTGGCCGGTTGGGGATTCGAGGCGCATCTCCAGTTTGAGCCGTTTGACTTCAGCCTGTCGTTCACAGGGAAAGAGAAGGTGTACAACCTGCGAACGATCTCCAAGAGCCAGAAACATGCCTTTGCAATTGCATTCCAGGTGGCTCTGGCCAAGACTACGGGGCTCAATTTCATTGTGGTCGATGAGGCCGATGTTTTTATGGACGCCAACCGGAGCCAGATGTACCGGGCACTGGTGGGCGCAGGACTCGACCAGGTTATCGTGATGCAGTCGGACCTCAGGAGAGAGATTCCCAAGGTGCCGAATTCGGTTTTCTACATGCTCTCGCTCGACCGCTCCGGGGCTGTCCCGGCTACGGTGGTGGAGCGGCTGACGTAAGCCATTGACCTTGCCCCACGGGCAAGCGCGCGGGCGGGTATGCGAGGTACCAGCAGCCCGCCGCGCGTCACAATTCAACAGCAAGGAGAACGATATGCGCGGAACGGTAGTGTGGTTTTCTGCACCCAAGGGCTTTGGGTTCCTCAAGGGCATGGATGGCAAGGATGTGTTCTGCCACTTCACGGCGCTCCAGATGGACGGCTACAAGGCCCTCAAGCCTGGGCAGGATGTGGAGTTTGAGATT